CCGTTTGTGCAACTCCATTTACGTTAGTGCCGGTAACAGTGAACGTGCGCCCGCTGTCTGCGCCCGCTGACGTGATGGTGATGAAGCGGGCCGCAACGAACGTCGCCACCCCACCAGACGACAACGCACCATTGATGGTCAGGTTCTGAACCCCACCAGCCGCAGGTGTCTGCGACTGGCACACGCCATCAGCATCAGCAGCGGTAGTATCCGCTGCTATGTACTTCGTAAGTACGTCGTACATGCCCATAGGGGCCTCCTATCAAGCGATGGTGGCAATCGGGCTCGTCAGCGTCTCGGCTTTCCAAATCGAGTTGGTGCCGTTGTCGGTGATGCAGGTCAGCTTCACACGACTGTTGACCACCGTCGAGTTCGGAAGCGTCAGCGTGTCCCCAGCAACATCACTCGCGGGGTTAGCCGCAACACCGCCAAGAAGCTGGAGCGCACCATAGAAATTCGAGACGCCCGCACCCGGAAGAACAAATGTGGCCGTTTTCGCAGCGCCAACCGCCGTCGTAACGATGAACTCATACGTCGTGCCGACGTTGGCAGTGCTGAGAGCAGGCAGGTTGACGACGATGTCGTCCGTGCCATCAATGGTGAAAATCGTGCCAGATTGAGCCCGCGTCAGCGTCGTCGTGACAGCCGCACCAGTGTTGAGGAGCGCGTTGTTGACCGCAGTGCGGAAGTTCGGGCGCGTTCCATAGGTCGATTCAACAGCGTATTCGCCAGTCGTTTCGCTCTTAGTGACAGACTGAAAGCCGTTCTCAGAACGTACCGGGCCGTTGAAGGTGGTATTCGCCATGTTGATCTCCTGTCTTGGCGAGCGTCAGCCACATCATGCGGCTGTCAGGGATGCCTGAGCATACACCAGACAATCCATAAAAGAAAGGGCCCCCGCTATGCAGGGGCCCAGTTTGGCAAACAGGGAGGTAGTGTCCCTGTATAGCACAGATCAGACGCCGGGGGGAGCTGGAGCGTACCTAAAGTGCTTGCCAGCGTTCGCTCCACGGGTCAGCGGCCTATCGGCGGCTAACGCTTTTGCAAGCATGCCGGGGGACATGTTAAACTTTGCTTTGACCTCTTTGAGACTTGAAAACACTTCTCCAGAGGATACCTCGACGATAGCCTTGTTGTACTTGGCGGCGTGCTCCACCGCGCGCTCCTTGCCCTTGCGCAGAGCGCTAAGTTTTGCGCGAGTTGCTACCGAAGCGCGCTTGCCAAGGTTTGCTTCGCGTAACTTTTCTTTTGTCGCATCGCTAACCGCTTTGCCCGAACGATTTTTACGCATTAGTTCGCGAGACTCAGTAGAGTGCTTCCGACCCACGGCGTGGTGTCCGTTTTCAGCATAATGCGCTTTCAGCGCAGCAGAGATAGCGGTGCGATGCTCAGATGAGCGAACTACACCACGGCTAGAGCTATCAGTATACCGAGCATAGTTGTAACACTGCGCAGACCCGTGATGCTCGTCCAAAAACACCTGTTCGACAGCATGCAACTCTAGTGGGTTGTCAACATACGCGATAACCCTAAAAACAAAGGCATCTTCACCGTACTTATTCCAAGCATGTTGTAAATGCGGACAATGGTGCGTACCCGCTCGCAGCTTTCGGCGGTGCGCCCTAAACCTCTCTTTTATCTTCACAGTGCTCCCAACATAGAATTTGGCGTTGTTCAGGTTGATGATTTTGTAAACAACCGCCTTTCCGGTGTAGCCCATCTCAAGACTCCTTGGTGATCTCGACATAGTCTATATAAGGTGGGGCACACCAAAGAGTCAAGCCATAAAACGCGCGGAAAAGAAAAGGCCCGCCGAAGCGGGCCTAATCGGTGTTAAGTGGTTGATTTTACTCAAACACCGGGGGAACCAAAAATGCCAAGCGGGTCAGAGACGCCGAAACTGTAGCGCTCTCTTGATTTATACCTGACGTTCCCGGTGTCAAAATCCCCGTCCATTGACGTCTGCATCGCGACACGCACAAAGTGCTTCATACCATTCGGCACGTCCGTGGTGAGGAACCACGCATCGTTGTCCGTCAGGTAGTGGTTGACGCGATAGCCCTCTGGGATCGACCCGTTGGACTTGAGAGCGTTGATGTCGTTATCGGCTGTGCCGACACGCAGTTCCGTCTCAAGGAGCCGCGTAGCGACGAACATCAGCGCCGGGGGAACGATCAGCTTGCGCGGGCGGGCAGCGATCAGCAGGCCACGTTCGTCACGGAACGCAGCAATGTCGATCACAGCCTGCTCGAGCGAGGTCTCGTTCAGGTCGGCGTCAGCAGAGGGGCGGTTCGAGTTGGTGCTACCCGAAACGGTCGGATGGGCAGTGTTGAACAGCGTGACACCATCGCCCGACTGGAACGTGGTGAAGCCGGTGTTCAGCAGAAGCGCCGCCTTGACTTGCTTCGTGTAGGCCATGCCACGGGCAAGGGCCTTCGTGTAGCGAGCGGACAGCGAGTCGTACAGGTTGTCTTCCATCGCCTCTTCGGTGATGGAGAAGCCCATCGCCACCGTCTCGTGGTTGTAACGAGCGGTGAACGATTCCTGTGCGTTGTCGTACTCGATGGCAGCACCTTCCGCTTTCACGGGGGCAGCACCGAAGCCCGACAGCTTCACTTCTTCCTCAAACGAACGCTCCGAGTTCTCGGTCTCGTAGATTTCCGCATGCTCGTTCTCGTACTTGGCGTACTCAAGACCGAACAGTGCGTTAAGACCGGGAAGGAGTTCCTTGAGGGCTTGTGCGCGCGAAATAGCCATGTTTCAGCCCTCCTTACACGCCGAGAGAGTTGTAGTAAGAATGGACGCCCACGTTCAGCTTGACGATGAACTCGGGGTAAGCCTCACTCTCAGTGCCACGAACCACATCAACGATACGCACAGCGTAGGTCTGCGTGGTGACAAGGCCCGCACCATTGGTGCCGACAAGCAGGTTCATCCCCGACACGCCAGTCGTGGTGAGGCCCGCAGTGCCGAAGCCAAGCTGCGCGTTCTTGCCAATGGCACCCGGCCAGCCCGAGCCACCAGTGCCCGAGTTAAACGTGCCAAGAGCGGCGCTGCCCTTGATCTGGAACAGCGCGTCAGGATCGTCCATGACCAGAACAAACACATCCGAGCCGCCACCTGTGATGGTGCTGGCAGGAAGGAAGTTGTTGTAGGTCGGCTGTCCTTGGTTGCTGATGTAGCGAGCACCAACGCAAACGCCCATGATGCCAGCCGTCGCGTTGACGGAGGTGGCAGCGAGTTCGTTCGCAACAGGAGTTGCGCTGACAGCCGAGGGCTGACCAGCAGTGGAAAGGACGACGAGATCACCATTGAAGATCGCATTCGAGTTGTTCGCTGCGACTTTGTACTCACGGATGACCCCGCCATTGAAAGCCTGACCGCCGATCAGATTGATCGGCTTGAGGCCGTAGGGAGTGGCGACAGTGGCCATGTTTCTCTCCTAATGGTTGAGGTTGAAGGGCATTAGCCCCGTCCGAAGGATGTGCGGGTGGATCGCTCGGGTTTCAAAAGCGGCATACGACGGTCGTTTTCGCGCATGAAGCTATTATCCACGGCCTGAATTTGTGCTTGAGCATCCTCAAGTTGGCCTTGGGCACGTTCCTGCGCGTACTCTTCGGGGATGCTGCACAGCAGCAAACCGCCGACCTCGATGTTGCCTTTGAACCGGGAATCCATGTCCGAAAGGATCTGAAGTTCAGGAAAGTCCTCTGCCTTGACAGGGGTATAGCCTTCACGAAAACGCCGGGAGACGTTCGTGTTGTCCGCTTGGCCCATAGTGGAGGTGCGAATCCAGCGGAACTTCAGTCCATCTCTGGGTTCGGGGGCAGGGATCATGGCCGAACGCTGCCACGAACGCTTACGCTCGGTAGCTTCGCGAGTCGTATTCTGACGTGGCGTCCTGTCAACCATTGGCTCTCTCCTTCAGAAGCTGCGCCGCATACACTTCAGGCTTCAACCCAAGCCTCTTGGCGAGTGATAGCTGGGTCGAGGTGAGTTGCACTTTGCGTGGTGTCTTTCCGCTTCTTTGCGCGGGGGCGACCACGTTGCCCGCCTGACGAAGAGGTGCTGCCTCGACTGTCTCTTCGCCAAACCGATCAGCGAACACGCGGCGAACCGCGCGATCTATCTGATTGTAATACTCTTTGCTTCGCGGATCAACTCCGTTTCGCACGAGTTTCTCATGCAGGCCATAAGCATAGCCTGTCATCTCCGGGTCTTTCTCAAACCACGGATTTTTTTCCGCCCATTCCAATGCCATAGCATCCGGGGTCGGAGGCTTTGGCTGGGGTTGCGTATAAGTCGGCGCTGGCGCGGCAGGGCGCTGTTGCGGCTGATAGCCAGCATAGCGCATCTTCTCCGTCTGAAGTTCGGTCAGGCGTTCCTGTGCCTTGATGAGCGCGTCGGAGTCGCCCGACTCATAGGCGCTCTTGTAGGCAGAACGCGCCTTGTCCAGTTCTGCCTCAACGCGGCCCTTGGCCTGTGTGACCAGAACCTTCTCTCCGTCTTGCAGCGTCTTCACCAGCCGTTCGTTCTCGGCCTTGACTTGCTGCGCGTAACGGAGTGCCTCCTCCTGAAGACGTGCCGCCTCTTCCTTGCGGCGACGTTCCTCGTGGTACTCGAACTTCAGTTGCTTGATACGCTTCTGAACACTCTCGCTGTACGACTGGATCTCGTCGTCGTCAGGTATCTGAGGTTCCGCGTTATCAGGACGCCGAGGCTTACCCTTGTCCTTTTCGGGGGTATCATCGACGATCTCGATTTCTAGTTCAGATGAACTTTCTTCGACGTCGTCGTCGAAGTCTTCTTCGCCTGTCTGGTTCATGCTCTGCTATACCCCCTTGGATCTTCGACTACCGCCTCGACCGTGTCGTCGTTGATGAGGCGGAACTCCTTGCCATGGATCTTGATTCTCGTGCCCGAGTACGACCTGAAGATCACGAAGTCTCCCTCCTTGCAGTAGGGGCCGTTCGGGAACTTGCTCACGTCGATATAGGCATCAGGCCCAAGCTTCATGACAAAACCCACGATGGAGGCGGTCTCCTCGGCATGCTTCATGCCGTCAGGAAGCAGCACGCCACCATCCGTTTTGTCGCTGATTTCAGGGACAGCTATGAGTACCTTGTACCCTTGAGGCTGCGGCAGCTTCGAAGCCACTCGTGCCTCTGTCTCAGTATTGCCCGTATACATCTTCACCCGCAGTGATTTAAGGTTCACAGTCACCTTGCGCGGTTACCCGCGAGGTTCTCCCGGTCGCTACAATACTCCAAAAGTTCTAACTTTCAACGTATCTTTGCTCCAGTTCCTTTATTTCTTCCTCGATCATGGTCAAGGCCTCATATCGACCAACGATCCTGTTGTACTTCTCCATGCTGTCTGCCCCTCCTCCAGACAGAAATTGTTCAACGTTTTCCTTGGACTCCGCGATTCTGCGCCTGAGAAGACCCAAAACCTGCCACTCCCTCTCCACGCGCCAACTCCTTTGCTATCTCGATGCCAAGCTTCGCGCCTTCCCTGCGGTCGTCCCTCTGAGCATTGTCGAGATCGGATGCAAGGCGAGCACCGATCCGAGCGCCTTCGCGCTGGTTTTCCGAAGCAATTCTCTGTGCTTGCAGTTCGACGTTCGCCTGCTTGGCCATGGCGTCGATCTGAAGCTTCTGGTTGTCCATGTTGATCTTGTGCTGAAGTTCCATCTTCTTGAGTTGGAGTTCTTCCATCTGCATCTGCACGACCGGATCTTGCATCTGCTGCTGTGCCTGCTGCGCAGCCTGCTCTGCCTGATCCTTCTGAAGCAACTTCTCTGCCGCTTCCTTGGCGAGGCGAGAGATCTCGATCTCGACGTCTTCGGGCAGGGGCTGATCTTCGTTGGGCATTTCCACGCCCAGCATCTTCTCGATCTCCCTGCGGTACTGGAACGCCACATGCTCCGTGACATGCGCTGCCATGGCCTGACCGATGGCTTGTGCGAAGGGGGACTGGCCAACCAGTTCGCGCAGCTTGGGGTCTTGCATCGCTGCCATGTGGACTGCGATGTGTGCCTCGTGATCCTGATACTTGAAGGCCCGCACGGGCTCCTGCTTCAGGATCATCATGTTCTCTGTCACGGGGTCTGCGGGCTTGATGTCTTCCTTCAGCTTGATAATGTCGTTGGCGTCAGGGATACCAAGCACCTCAAGCATCTGCCGGTGCAGCTTGCCCATGTCGTAGAGTTGTGGTGCCTGTTGAGCCAGTTGAAGTGCCGCCTGATACTGCATGATGCGCTGCGACATTGTGGCAGCATTCGGGTCTGAGACGGGGATGACGTCGATGCGCCCATCGAAATCTTCGGTTCGATTGAACTTTCCGTCCATCTCGTAGGCGTACTCGGACGGCATGTAGTCATGGATGATCGTCGCAAGCAGCCGCAGTTCGTTCTTCATGGCGGCATGCAGTCTTGCCTGCACACCGGACATGACCTTCATGGAACGCTCCATGAGGGCGAGTGTCGTGCCTACCGGAGCCTGTGCGTTGATGTCGCCTACCTGAATGTCAGCAACCGAACCAACGCGACGTCCTTCTTCAACGATGTTTCCAAGCAGAGAGTAGAGTACCGCTGAAGGCTCCTTGTAAGGGATAAACGTGATCGAGTCGCGGATAGCGCCACCCGGTACGTCAACGTCCCTGAACTCACCCGGCATGAGAGGAGTATCATCGCCCTTGATGCGAAGACCCCTAGCTTTAAGGCCAGCAGGCAGGTTCGATAGAGTGCCAGCATCGATAAGCTGGCGAAGAATTGACGTAGCAGACTTAGCCAGACCACCCATGATGTGGATGAGGCCAGTGCCGTAGAACCCAAGGCCCGGAAGATATTTGTAGTGAACGAAATGCATCCGCTTCTTTTTCTTCGGGTCATCTTCATACCAGTTCCTGCGGATGGCTAGGATTTCACGGGATGACTTGTCGAGCGTGATGACGTATGGGCGGGCGATCCCGTCGGGGTCGTCGAAGTCCTCGGGCATGTTCATGGTCACATGCATCTCAAGGATCGTGTGCCGATCATCATCCTCTATGGTCGGCTGTTCTCCGTCCAATTCGTCGTACTTGTCCTGAATGTCGGTCATGTCAGGCTGAGGCGCAGGAAGTTCGATCTCCCGGTAGAGACCTGCCACTTGAAGTTCCAAGACCTCGTTCTTGGTCTTCTTCATCACATGGGTGTAGCGGGGGCACGTCATGAGATCAGACGCGCCGTAGGAGACCATGAAGTCTTCGGCAGGCACGAACATGGCGCAGGGGCGCTCCATGATCGGGTCGAAGTAGATCTTCTTGAAGGCAGAGCCTGCAAGAGGAAGCTTGAACAGAAGCTGCTCGAGTTCGTCGCGGTACTCGGTCATCTCCTCTGTGATGAGGTAGTTCATCTCCGTCTGGACACGTTGTGCCTGTTCGGACTTCTCCGTGGTCAGCTTGCCCATGATCTTGGTTCTGACAGGGCCTGACGCAGGGTAGAGTTCTCCCATTGCCTGAGCCTGAAACCGCACGACAGCTTCCGTTAGCACCGGGTGAAATACACCAGACGCGCCCTGCCATGGCTGGCTGCGATCTTCGATCTTCATGCCGAGCAGATCGAGGCCCTTCACATAGGCTCGTGCCCACTCCTTGCGGGACTCCTTGTCAGAGTTGAAGTGCTCGATGAGTTCGGACGCCATGGACTGTAGCGTCCTGTCGTCGATGAACTCGGCAAGGTTCGAGTCATGACTTGGCCCCATCAGGTCTTCGGTTACAACGCCCTCGAAGTCGATGATCATGCCACCGTCTTCGGTCTCGATGCCGACAGCTTCCGGGTTGACGATCTCGATCTCAACCTCTTCGGTGTCTTCGAGATCGATGTCCGAGGGCTCCAAGGGTTTGACGATAGCCATCAAGATCTCCTAGTAGTGCTCGCGGCAGATTGCCGACGTGTTACTTCTATAGCACCTAAGTTGTTCAATTGCGACCTTCCTGATTGCGTTGCCGGTTGGCAAGACGCCGGTTGTTACCCTCCCTGCGTAAAGTATCATCATACTCGAATTCCGGTCTTGAAGATTCCGGTCTTGAAGACAGCACGTCCGCGATACGTCGAGCCATCTGCTCTAACTCTTCTGCGTACTGGGGCGCGTCGTCTTGCTTGCTCAACTGACCAGTATTGCTTAAAAGTTCCCACAAGGTGTCATATGGTAAACCCTCCAACTCCTTCTGACTGATGTTGGAGTCTGCAACTTCTTTTGCAAACTCATTAAATACCTCATCAAATTTCTTTTGAAAATCCAATTGCATTGCATTATACTCCAAATTATTTCCTTTTATAATTTCTACCCAGTCATCAGATTCTCCAATAATCCTGCTGGTGTTTTTGTCAAATGCTTCGTGCAGTTGTTTTTTTTGGGCTAGAAGGCCGACTAGATTGTCAATCGCGCGACCTCCACCACGAGTCGCTGCATGCCCGATGAGATCTGTGATTCCTTTAGATGGCACAGCCGACGCCGTAACGCCTGCTGCCCCTGCCCCAAGCAAGAAGTTCCTGCGCGACATGTCTCCACCGCGCGGGGCGTTGCGCCCAACAGCTCCAGTGTTTGGCGCGCCCGCAGGCGACAGGATCTCCATCAACACGCGAGCCGCGTCGTCCGTATACGGCGCAACAGAAGATGCCACCGGACGAGCCATCCGAGACGCCAACGCACCAGCTAGCCCCGGTGCCACAAAGCCCGCAGTGTTCGTCACGCCCCCAACAACGTCACCCTCCCGAACGTCTCTCAAGTACTCCCGATACGCCGAAACAGGGTTCAACATGTCCGCACCAACCAGAAACGAACCTATCCCCTGCCTCAACTCGGGCGGGATGTAGCGATCAACCTGCCTCCCACCCAAAAACTCAGGCAGACGAAGATCGCCAAACAGCTCTCTCGGGTCAGCCATCACAAGCTCCTAGTAGTACGCGACGGGTCTACGGTATTTCGGCTCGTCGTCCCAGTCATCGAGTTCCGCTCGAACCCAGCCACCTTGCCTGAATCTTAGCAGTGCTTGTGTAGTCGAGTCCACAAAGTCGTCGTGCTCTCCTGAAGGGAACGAGGCGCATTCCTCGATCACCTCTTCGGCCCATCTTGTGGGAGGATACCATATCGAACCAGAGGCGAACAGATCCGTCACTGCGTTCACGCGAGCGATCTTGTCCTGACCTCTGGAGGGCGTGAACTCCGTCACAGGAATACCCATGGCCCGCAACTCGAAGATCAGTGGTGCCCCTGAAGCCTTCTTCTCGACGATCATCTGATCGGGTTCGAACTCGCGGTACTTGTCATAAGCAGCCCGCTTCAGGTCTGGGAACTCCAGCTTTTCCTTGAAAGCATCCAGAAGGATGATGTTCGGTGCAGAATTTCCCTTGTCGTCGGGGTGGTAGAACACACCCCATGTGGTGCATGCGGAGTAGTCGCTGCGCTGCGTCTTCAGAAAGGCCGTGTCCCATGACTGGATGATGGCTTCGCACTCGGGCGGCTTGCTGCTTGGCCACTCCCGCCACCACTCCCGCTTGATAAGTGCCCCTTCCTCCGATGTCGGGTTCTGCTGGTACTGCGCAGACCACTTCGAAATCGGCAGTTCGGACTTGAGTGCCTCCAACTCCTCCAGAGACCAGAACTCAGGCCACAGAGGAGCGCCAGAAGGCATGATGGCGGGGAACTCGATCACCTCCCAGTCGTCCACACCCCTCCGATCTGCCGTCGATTTCAGGATCTGACCCGTCAAATCCTTCTTAGACCACCGCGTCATCACCAGAATGATGGCACCACCCGGCTGCAAACGCTGCCGAGGCCCGGATGTGTACCATTCATACACCCGATCATAAACCTCCGGGTTGAACTGGCCCTGCTGCGCGTCCTGCTCCGAGTGCGGATCGTCAATGATCAGCAGATCAGCACCCTTGCCAGTCACCGCACCACCCACACCGATGGCAAAGTAGTCCCCCTTCCGGTTGGTGTTCCACCGACCAGCAGCCTTCGAGTCGCTAGACAGGGTGATGCCGGGAAAAACCTTAGCAAAATCATCAGATTGTATGAGGTTCCTCACCTTACGACCAAAGCCAACAGACAACTCGGCAGTGTGTGCCGTCTGAATGACCTTCTTCTCGGGGAATCTACCCAGAAACCAAGCAGGCAAGAGGTACGAAGCGAACTCAGACTTGGTATGACGAGGCGGCATGTTGATGATCAGCCGCTTTAACTCACCTTTCGCAACCCTTTCAAAGGCTTCCGCCATGATCTTGTGGTGCCGACCACCAATGAAACCCGGCCACATCATCCTCACAAAGGGCAGGAAGTTGTCCTTCGCGGCCTTCTTGTTCTCAGCCTCCTCAAGTTCGGTCAGAAGATCCAGCAACTCAGCCTGCTCCTGCACAGACAGGCTGCCTATCTTGCCCTTGAGTGCCGACAAATCCATGAACGCTCCGAAGTTGAAGGCAGGTGGGCCACGGGAGAGAAGCCCACCTGCCCGGACAAAGGGGGGAGAGACCTCGTCCATCCCCAACATAGCCCAGCAGTAAGTGCCTGTCATCCCCGATCTCGCCTAGTACTAAAGGGACTAAGGGACTAAGAACCCCCCCTATAAGGGGGGTTCTATACCATCTTTAGTAGCTACTAGTAGTATAATAGTACTATAGTCCCTTATATATTAAGCGAGATCCTCTCTCCAACGCAGAAATACTACCCCCGGTTGTATGATTCCCACGGCACTATCCAAAAACACCGGGTTTATACCAATCACAGGTTGAGTACGGCACTTTTTGATAGGGGGGGGGTAGTTTGGGGAGAGTATGGGGTCGTATGTGGAGAACAGGCACCCCCTTTGGTGGGGGTTTGAGATCGTATGTGGGGAACAACATGTAACGCGCGCGGGCGGGCCGCGCCGCCAGCAGGGGGGTCGGGGGTAGGTGGGGGTCGCCGGGTGCCGATCCGTCGAGCGGTTGGGCCGGTGTCGGACGGCACTGACGATGGCGATGGCGCTGGGAGGAGATAGGAAGGCCGGTGAGTGCCCATCTCGATGTTGGGGTGACCGAGGTAGCCTCGGACAGAGATGCGGCTCTAGCGGCCCTCTCAGGCGCTCTGAGCGATAGGGGGGTGATCCCCCCCATCGAGACCACCCCCCGCCAAAAGGTGCGATGGAACTTATCCCGTGAGACGGGCTAGCCTCGCCTCGATCTCACGGCGGATCGATTCGGGGTCGCGCTCTGTCTTGTCCTCGGTCTCGACGCGGTCGATGAAGAGGCCGAGCGTTTTGCCAAGAAGTTCAAGAGCACGAACCTGCGTGCCGTCAGTTCCGCCGTCACGAAGAGCGATTTCTTCAAGCTTTTGCACGACGCGATCTGCTCGGGAGAGGCGCTGCATGCGCTGTTCCGCCAGTTTCTCCCGCTCTGCACGCTCCAGCCTTGATGCGATCTTGGGGTTGGTTGCCAGTGCGAATGCCTCGCGATGGATGCTTGCTGGTGCCATGTTCTGCGTGTCGTAGGCTTGGCGGTATGCATCGCTGAAGCCCTTGCCGTCGAGGATGGCGAGGCAGAAGGCCTCCTGCTTGGCTGTCAGTCCTTCGCTGTTGACTGGGGTCTTTGGGCCGCTGGTCTTTGGCTGTCCCTTGTATGCTTTGCCTCTGGTCTGCTGGGCACCTTTGTTGGTGCCCTTGTCACCATCGATGACTGTGAGGGTTGGTTTGTCTGTCATCTTGACCTCGACGCTGCGCTGGCTTTCCGGGTTTTGGGTTTCAACTTGTGGGCGAAACGAATCAGTTGGGTTCGCGCGTCTTGCTCCGGCCAGCGGTGACGAAAAAAGTTCGCTCGAACTTGTCCAGTGTACCTGATCGATGGGGCACTGTCACCCTGCAAGTGCTTGCGTTCCTTGCACTTTCTCCCTCATGCAGACAAGGGCAGACAAGGTGAAATAGGTGTTGACAAGGGTATCGAGACGTGATTGAAGGGTGTTGCCGGAAGGGACGGCGCGGCGACTTGGCCCCCCCACCCTGACCCGGAAGCAGACGCCCCCGAGGGGGACAGCGCGAACGTCCAGTGCCTAGCACGGATACCCACCCGTTGAGGTCGACTTAGACACGGGGGGTCTGGCGAAGGCGGTCTCTGGCGGCAGGGAAGAGAAAAGCCCCTGCACAATCTGAAACGACTCAGTGCAGCCCTGCGGGGCTGCATCAGTGGTTCCAGAGGAGAGAGACAATGGACTACCCCACCCGTAGCTACCTCATCGGCTCAGATATCTTCCCCGCAGGGGAGGGCGAGATGATGCTCTGGATGCTGATCGAGCAGTGCCCGATCAATGGCACCTACGTCATCAGCCATCACGAGACCCGCGAAGAGGCGGTCGAAGCACTCGAAGCACTCTTCGCCTGAGAGGAGAGAGACAATGGCACTTCGCGAAATCGACAACGCCGCGCTCGACGGACGTTACGTCAAGTCCTACGCCACGGAGGCCGCCCTGCGGAGGCGTCTGGCGCAAGACGCGGATATGTACCCTGAGAACGCCGACCGCATGATCGTCGTCCGCACCCCGGCTGGTCGCTGGACGGCGCTGGTGATGCTCGACCGAAACACTGGCGGCTACATTGGCCGCTACGCAGGCTTTATGAAAATCTAAACGGGAGAGAGACAGATGAAAGTCCAAATCAAAAAAGCCATCGCGTATGAAGGCCCCGCAGTTCAATTCTTGGGCGAAGATGGTTACCCCACCTCCATCATCATGCCAGTTCTGGTCGCCGTCGCCAGTGACGGTCGCTGGTTCCAACTGCCGAACGGCATCGTTCGCAATCGCGATGAAGATGGTTTCGAAGGCGTCCGCACTCGTTGGAGCATCTGCAAGGCAGACGAGATGGCCGCCGCGATCAACGACCGCCAATACATCAACGGCGAGTATTGGGCTGAGGTAAGCGAAGAGGCCATGAGCGAATATAATCGCGGCGCATATGCCTGCTGACCCTCTGGTGACCAGCCCCGAGCGGGCTGGCATCCTGACGGCCAGAACCAACCAAGGGAGAGACAGGAATGAACATCATACAAAGGATGATCAAACGCGCTTACGCCGAGGCCAGAATTACGAAGTGGCACAATTACGTCGCGCGCGCAGAGGCGCAGAAAGATGTGAAGCGCGTAGACTACGGGCTGCTGCGGCTAGGTAACGCCCAGCGTCGACTGCGTAAGATGCTGCGGGCCTGAGGGGAGAGACAGAGATGACCGACACACCAATCGCGACGGGCTACATGATCCAAGACATCCAAGGCACCGCGATCTTCGGGATCGGGTCGACGGTGGATGAGGCGTGGGCCGAGGTTGTTCGGGATGCCGGGCCATTCTTTGACGCCTACGGCGAAGAAATCCCCGACGAGGAGGCCTACTGCCGCCTTTTCAAAACCTACGGCATCTCGGCGGCGCTGCTGGCGCAGGTGGAGGCCGAGGGCGGCGATATCTCGTGGAGAGTGTGGCGTGACGTAGGCATCACGATGGACGAGGCAACGGAACTTGGGCTGGCCTGAGAGGAGAGAGACCATGACCGAACTGATGATCCTTGAGAACGCAGCCCGCACCATGCGGGCGACCTACCCCGGCGCTGCTGATCGCTGCGCTGGACTGATCGAGGCCTACGCCATCAAGGCTGGGGTCTCGCTCGCAGAGGCAGAGCGTCGGGCAATCCTGCTCGACCGCGCCATCCATGCCTGATGTGTCGTTGTCCAGCCCTGCGGGGCTGGCATGCCACGCACCAGCGTGATGACCAGTCAACCAGATGGGAGAAACAGATGACTGCTCGCGAATTCGAACTCAACACCGCCACGATCTATGTCGTCCAGAACGCCGAGGCGCAGATCACCGCCCTCAAGGCCTCGAACAAAGAAAACAACACCGTCGCGAACGGGCACAAGATCGCTGCCTACTGCGACCTGATCGCCGCCATCGCGCCGATCCGCCTCGTCAAGGGCAACCTGCCCCGCGCCGTCTCGAAGGTGCTGCGCAACGCCCTGCTGCAAGAGGCTGGCCTCAAAGAGGCGACCGTCAAGCGGTACATCGAGAACTCGGTCGGTGCCGTCCGTCTCTTCGATATCTCGGGCATGGGCAACGCGACCCCCGAGATGGTGCGCGAGTTCCTGAACTCGCACGACATTGACAGCGAGAACAAGCTGGCGAAGGCCGTGAAGGGCGAGGCCGACAAGTCGAAGGCCGAGCGCCTCGCTGAGATGGTGGTGGGCAAATGGTCTACCGCCAAGGACGAGAGCGGCAAGGCGGTGCAGGGTGCCGTCTTCAAGGACGGCCTCGACGACGACGAACTCGACGAGTTCCAGAACGTCATGCGCGAACTCATGGCCGCGCGTCAGGCCTACCGCAACAGCAAGGCTGCCCGCGATGCAGAAGCTGCCGCCAATGCGGAGAACGGCACTGTCGATGCCGCCGTCGCAGCGTTCGTCAGCGAAGGTCTCGGGGAGTTCTGATCAAGGGGGGCACTGCCCCCCACCTCGGAGATATCATGTTCATCAAGCACGACACGATCACCGCTCGGGGCAAGACCTACCAGCGGATGGAGTTCGAGACCCACGCCGACCTCGAACTCTACTTCATCAAGGAACTGCTCGGTCGTTCTGACGTGCAGTCCAAGGTTATCGGCACAGTCCTGATATGGGGGAAGAAATGAAGACCTACACGTTCCATCACGACGACGGCCACGGCTGGCTTGAGGTGCCCTTCGCCGATCTCAAGCAGGTCGGACTGAGCCTGTCCGATATCAGCCGCTACAGCTACACCCACCTCAGCAAGGCCTACGTCCCGCTCGTCTTCCTCGAAGAGGATCTGGACGTCATGATCTTCATGCTGGCTGCGAAGAGGGCTGGCATCAAGGTCGCCTTCAGCCACAGGGAAGTACCCGGATCAAGCGTGATCCGCACCTATGCTGGCAACGTCTCGGGCAAAAAGTTCGATAGCACTGAACTGCGGATGCTTGCCCAAGCCTGTGAGATCGAGGGGGTCTTCGCATGAAGACCTTCCTCGACGGCATGGCCTTCGCGGCGCTGATGGCGATGGTGATCGTCATCATGCTGTCGCTGCCCGACGCATGGTGAAAAGTGCAAGGTTTAAGCGAAAACAATCGGGTTAACCGGGCTAGCCCGATTGTTAACCCTTTGGGAGAGACCAATGGAAATCGAAGAGATCATCGAAGGTCTGCACGAGATGAAGGCGTGGAACGAGTTCGCTGCGTCCCTGCTAATCCAGCACGGGCGCAAGGGCGCTCTCTCCGAGCGTCAGTGGGATGCGGCAGAGAGAACTATCGTCAAGGCGCGGCAGTCGGCCATACGCCGCGAGCAGAACCGCAAGCGCGTGGACGTGTCGCGCATCGAGACGCTGCTCAAGACCGCACGGGACAGTGGCCTCAAGACGCCGTCCTTCAGGATCGGTGATCTTCGCTTCTCGCTAGCTGGCACAAACTCAAGGAACAGTGGTGCCGTCTACGTCAAGATGATGGGTGAATACGCAGGCAAGATCATGGCGGGCACCTTCATGCCCGTCGCGTCCGCGCCTGACGGGTTAGGCGATGTGATCCAAGAGATCGCCGCCGACCCGCGTGGCAAGGCCATCGAACATGGCAGGACGACAGGCCGCTGCGCGTGCTGCGGTCGCGAACTGTCAGATCCGAAATCAGTGGCGCTCGGGATAGGCCCGATCTGCGCCGATGCATGGGGGCTGTGATGAAGACAGTGTGGCGTGGCATCTGGGTGGAGAGCGGCACCAACCGTGACCGCGACGAGATCGCCGACACGGAAGAAGGACTGATGCTCAAGATCTACGGTAGCGGCTACGGCCCCCACCAGAAGAGCATCAGGATCTGGAAGGAGGAACGGAAAAACCCGGAGTAGTAGGGAGGGAGACATGCCCAAGTTCTTGGTGACTGTCGCGGCGGAGAGCATGCACAGGATCACCGTCAATGCGGCTGATGAAGAAGCCGCAAAGAGCGCCGCTCTCGACAAGGTCAAGAAAAAAACCGGCGCTTGGAACGCAGAGGTGAAGCGGGTTGTCAAAGACCCGCTCGACCTCGTCAAAATATTCTCAGAAAAGTGAGGACAGATCGATGAAACTCAAGGAATACTGGCTTGAGAAAGGCGAGATCACGCAGAACATTTACGGCGAGAAATACAAGATCGGCGACCCCGAGTGGCAGTTGAGCGACGGCCCATCAGGGAAGCGATCTTTCTCCTTCGACTTCGCCGATCTGGAAGAATGCCTGCGCTTTGCTTCAGGCAGCATCATCAACTTTGAATAACGGGAGAGGCCAATGAAACTCAGCCAAGCCAAGACCATCGTCAGCAATGCCATCGAGCATGCGTGGAACCTCAAGAGCGGGCGCGATGCACAGTATGTCGTGCCCTACCTGATCAGCGGCCCCGGTATCGGGAAGACCACCATGATCAACGACCTCGCAGCTGAGCATGGCGTCGAGTGCCTCACAGTGCCCCTCGCACAGTACGATGCGGGCGAACTGGGTGGATGGCCCGTGCCCAACGGCACCGATAGCATGAAGCGTATGCGTCCAGACTGGATGCCCACCGAAGGGCGCGGCATCCTGTTCCTCGACGAACTTCCGCAGGCACCGACCGCGAACCAGAACATCGCGGCACAGATCACCAACGAGCGGCGCGTCGGCCCTCACCGACTGCCCGAGGGATGGGTCGTTGTCGCAGCAGGCAACCGCTCTACCGACCGCGCAGGCACGAACACCATGCCGTCGCACCTCAAGGATCGCCTGATGTTCCTTGAGATCGAGGCCGACCTCGACGACACGATCCGCTACTTCTACGCCAAGCGCGTTGACGAACGGGTCTGCGCCTTCCTGCGGTTCCGTCCCGAGTGGCTGCATAAGTTCGACCGCGATGCAAACGCCAGCGCATCGCCCCGTTCTTGGGAACGGGTCTCGTCGATCATGTCTTGGAAGATGCCGGTCATCGAGGAGATGGAAGCAGTCGCAGGGCAGGTCGGTCGTGCAGCAACAGCCGACTTCACCGGCTACCTCAACCTCTACAAGACGGTGCCCGATATCGACGAACTGATCGAGCGCCCGACCGATGCCGTGATCAGCGAGAACCCCGCCGTGACCTACGCCATCTGCGCTGCCCTCGCTGTGCGGATCAACAACGCCAACGCCCACAAGGTTCTGCAATACCTCGACCGACTGCCGCAGCAGGAGTTCTCCGCCTTCGTGCTGAAGGATGCCTTCGCACGGGAGCCGCAACTCAAGCAGAACGCAGCGGTGCGGAACTGGATCATGAACGTGGGCGCGAAGCTGATCCTCTAGTTCACTTGAACTTTTCGGGAGAGACCAATGGACGCTCAGACCAAGATGTCTCGGGCGATGACGCGAATGATCGTGCATCACCCGTTCTTCGGTTCGATAGGATTGACGCTCCGCGTCAGTCCCTCGGACGCAGTGCCGACGATGTGTACGGACGGGCTGTCCATCCTCTGGAGTCCCGCCTTCGTGGACAGGCTGAACATCGACGAGGTGATCGGCGTTCTTGCCCATGAGATCATGCACGTCGTGCTGAAGCATATGCTCCGCCGTGGCAACCGGGATCCCATGAAATGGAACATCGCCGCCGACCTCGCGATCAACCCCATCCTCGTGAAGGGCGGCTTCACCCTACCAGAGGGTGGCCTGCTGGATCATGCATACGATGGCATGTCTGTCGAGACGATCTACGAACGACTGCCGCAGAACGTAGAGGCACCCGCTGGCAGCGGGTTCGGTGAGGTCGAGGACGCCAAGACAAGGTCAGAGGCAGAGGCGCAGCAACTAGAGGCAGAGATCAACGCCAAGGTGATGATGGCTGCGTCAGGTGCAAAGGCGGTGGGCAAGCTACCAGCAGAGATCGATGACCTCGTCACCAAGATGAAGAGGTCGCAGGTAGACTGGCGTGATGTGTTCCGCCGCTTCATTGGCGGCGATCAACCCGACGACTACAGCATGCGCCGACCCAACCGCCGCATGTTCCACACCTCTGGGATCGTGGCACCATCCATCCAGAAGATCGGTGCCGGTGACATCGTGATCGGCATCGACACCAGCGGGTCAGTCTCGGACGGCGAACTGGCGCAGTTCCTCGGTGAATTGAACGCACTGAGCGAGGACACAAGACCCAACTCCATCACAGTGATCACCTGCGATGCGCGGGTGCAGACGGTGCGTAGGTATGAACAGGGCGAAGTCATCGAGAACATCAAGGTCGGTGGCCGAGGCGGCACACTCGTCACGCCAGTGTTCGACTACATCGCGAAGCACGAATTGCCTGTAGACAACATGGTCTACCTGACAGACCTTGAGGTTCACGACTTCCCGCAGCAGCCTGACTATCCGGTTCTGTGGGTGGCGTCGTGGGACGGCGTCAAGAAAGCACCTTGGGGAGAGACAACCTTTCTTCAGTCGTGAGGTATGATGGACAACTGTGTCGGATGCCCAAGTTGCGGGAACGAGAGAACCTCAGTTACTGAGACCCGTGTCTACGAAACGGCGTTGGTAAAAACCCTGCGCCGTCGTCGAACGTGCCCACGATGCAAGCACCGATATTGGACAATGGAAATACCAGAGGAAATCGCAAAGGATGTTTACACAGACGACTGACGCCTCGTCTTTGCACGCAAAGATCGCAAAGCAACGCAACGAAATAGCAAGGTTGCAGCAGGTCGTGGCTCGGCTTTCCGTCGAGAAGGCTGAACTGCTGCTCGACCTCAAGATGTACAAGGCAGAACTGGAGAAAGCAGATGGCAAACTTGGAGGCATCGCAGGTCATTGACCTGTTGGCTGCGCTGCACCGGATCGAGCGCGTAGCGGACATCATATCGAACGACAGGACGAGCGGGCATCAGTGGAACACTGCCCGTGCGAATGAGATCAAGGAGTTGGCGCAGATGGCTGCGCGCATGGTACAGGGGGATTTGGATAATGGGAAGTGACCGCTACTACGAGATCATCGCCGAGAACACGAAGAACGGGAACGTCGAGAAGCGGGTCATCCTCTGCCGGTCTGCTCATTCCCCTAAGAACCGAGATCGCGCAATGCGTGAGTTCGAGGCTCTTCGCCGGGCTGGGTTCAACCTGATCCGGACGCAATACATCGAGGTGAAGACGACGAACGTGGAGTGGTTGAGCCATGGCGACGCATGAAGAACCGCTGCCTGCGTGGCTGGAGCAGGAGCTGCGGGCACAGGCCCACAGAGGAGAGACAGAAATGACCACACTTCAAGTCGGAGACCGCGTGCAAGGCAGGGTGCTTGTTTGTGACGAGCGCGAAGCGAGCTTCGCGGTGCAGGATGTATCCGAGGTTGTCGCTATCGGCGAGACCCGCGAGAGGCTCTTCGACCTCGCGCAGAAGGTGACATGGCGGAAGCTGGCCGACACATACGACCATGACGACGGCCGGCCCGTCGGCGCGACCTATGTCACATGGGTCACGGTCGGGTCGATCTACTATCCGCGCGAGCGGGAAGAGACGGCATGACCAAGATCGACAATGTGGGTGCTGAGATGAAAGTCACGATCCTGACCGTCGCCCTCTCGCTGCCGTGGGCAGGCTATGTGGGCGTCTACGCCGAGCACGAGCATTGCCGTGAGATGCAGGCACTGATTGCTGCGGAGCAGCCGCAGGCGGTGATCGTCTGCCGGGATGTCGCCGTGCGTGAGCCGGTGCTGATCCCGCCGCCAAGACCCGACAACCTGCGCCGGCCGGTGCCGGTGCCACCGATGAGGCCGCTAAGATGACAAACGTGATCGACATGACGGAGCGCCTGCCGCACGCGGCGCTGTACGTCTCGTGCATGGAGTGTGCGACGGACTGGGTGGCTGTGGCACCGAAGGGCGTGGAGACGGGGCTTGAGTGCCCTGCGTGTAAGGCGATGGCCGGGGAGCGAGTGCAAACTGGCGACCTCGGGTGGTTCAAGCGATACATGGCTGGCCCGGATCAGGAGAAAAGGACGATGGTGCTGCTCAACGCGAAGAGGCTGGGGCTGTGATCACCGAGGAAGAAGTCGAGCGCGCCGTGATCGAGGCTTTCAAGGCGTGGTTCAGGAAGGGGGAACAGAAGTGATGACCGACGCCGAATTATTCATGAAGATGCGGGCCTCTTTCAAAGAGGCAGAGAAGTTCGTGGAGGCCGCCGCCGACCGCATCGAGGCCCAAGCCGCCGAGATCGAGAGGCTGCGGGATGCGCTGGCGAAGGCGATGGACGGGCTGAAAGAGTGCGAAAAGGAAATCGACGCATACATCCAGTATGAATACCCACACGATCACCCTATCCAAGAGCGTTGCAGGCAGCGGGACTACGCAGCCAATCCTGCCCGCACCACCCTCGCAGAACTGACAGGAGACCAGCCATGACCGACTACACCACCGCCCATCGACACCAGCTTGAGGCGTATCTTGCGAGCCACAACTTGCCTAAAGGCGTGGGCAAAACAAAAAGCGCCTGCACCTTGGCCGCGATCAATCTCGCCATGTCTGGCAGGCTGACGGATGCTATACCCGACTGCATGTCGGAGGTTTTGGGCCGGGCCGCAATCGGCCTGCAAGATGCGATGCCCGACGAGATGCGGAATAGCTCGCGTTACAAGCGACTCATCCCCGACATGCCCGGCACTGGTCGGGATCAGGAAAAAGAGCGGCTTGAAATCCTCATGGATTGGATGTGGGGTGTGGTGCTGCCTCAACTCCAGCCCATCGCAGACAGGCGCGGCTTTGGGGAGACATGGCGGCTGATGTGTCACGACAGGACGGCGGCTGCTGCTGATGCTGCTGATGCTGCTGCTGATGCTCGTGCTGCTTTTGCTGCTGCTTATGCTGCTGATGCTGCTGCTGATGCTGCTGCTCATGCTGCTGCTGCTTATGCTGCTGCTGCTGCTTATGCTGCTGATGCTGCTGCTTATGCTGCTGATGCTGCTGCTGCTGCTTATGCTTCTGATGCTCGTGCTGACTTTTGGGCGACCATCGAGCCCATCGGGGTGCTTGAGCGCATGACTTATCTGACAGGAGCCAAGCCATGATAAACGCGCATGTGAGACGCGAGACAATCTTCGGACAGACAGGAGACCAGAACGATGGCGATTAAACTCACGGCAGCCGAAGCGTGGGAAGTGTACTGCGCGCTCGACGACGTACTGTACAACCGCCACCACGGCATTGGATCAAAGCATGACTATCCCCTGACCGAGGCCGACCACCTGACGCTGCAAGGTCGGTATCTGCGCGCGCATCTGGTCTTGAAGCTCATTGAGGAGGGGCGGGATGACTGACGACCTCCGCATCCAACTGCAAGAGCAGGCGCGTCAGGCAAAGTATTGGCAGGAGCGCGCCGAATACTGGCGGCAGATGTGGTCGCGCGCAGCGAACAGGTTGTTGCAGGTAGACCCCACTTTCAAGGAGCCTAACCTGACCGTGGCCGACGAACTGAATAAGCTGGACAGGATGTTGTCGAACGACAACCCGAACCCGTGGAAGGATGTGTGATGAAAATCATCGTCCCCGCCTACAACGTGAAGCCGGAACAGGCCGCGAGGTTCGAATCGCAGATCGCTGCCATCATGCATATGAAAATAGAAGAGGAAATCAACAGGTTCCAAGAAACCAAAGCGCCCCCAAAAGAGGGGCGCAACATACCTCCGATAGGCAAAGGTAAACTGCCAGACAACGACACGCGTAAGACAGCCATCACTCAAGGCAGGCAGAACAACTCAACCGACGAGATCATCCTCAAGGTACTGCGCCGTCAGTCGATGCCGATGACGTTAATCGCCGACACACTCAACCTGTCGAAGGATACCGTCAGGCACGCCCTATCAAGGATGGTCGCGCGCAACATGGTGACCAAGGAACTGCGCGGCTACGTCGTGTGGTGGCATGCAGTCGGCAATCAAGAAGAAGTTCAAATGAACGAAAGGTAGACAGATGGACAGGAGCAACGTGATGAAGGAGTTGGCACTCGCGACCATCTCACGCAAAACATTGCAGATGCACTTCGATTTGATGAAGTTCACCGGCAAGCAGAGAGAAGACTTCTGTGCCGCCAAAGACCTGCAGGACTACACGAGAAGCCTGACACCAGACACAGCGCCCAAGGCGCTTACCGGGTTTACCCACTCTGACGTAGGGCCTTGGCTTCGCAGCATGATGTATAGCCTCGATCACCTCAGACATTTCAGAAAGAAATCTAGGTTGAACGATGAGGATACCTTCATGGCAAAGATCAAGAAGACCGCAAAAATATGGGCGGAAACAGGAGTAAGGTACGCATTCCCAAACCTCGATGTAGCAATCAAGATGGAGAAGGTAGTCACCCACTACGTCACTGTCGGCAAGCACACAGACATATACGGCAACGTGAGCAGAAAGACCATCATCACACTACCCATACACTGGGGGAAGTCAGTCCACGCAAGAGGGATAGACCTTGTCAAGGCGGGTGATGGCTTGGTCTTCATCCTCTACGCCAAGAAGAGTGACGTCAAGCGCATGCAGGATGAGGGCGTCGAGTGCTTCGAATGCGCTGGCCTCAAGTACAAAAACGGTCGCCCGTCTGTGGAGAAATACTGGGTGCTCAAGTGGAAGGGGCACGACACCACTGTCTTGTCCATCAACAAGGAGTTCTATTTGTCGGAGCGCATGCTAAGGTCGCGCATCAAACGAGCCGTCGTCGATGCACTCACGATGTAGGAGCCACGCATGAAGGATGACCTGACGTCTGAGGTGATCAATGAAATGGTAAGAGGCATGCCAGAGAGGGCCAGCGGCGACAAGATCGTCGAACTGTTCGTCTGCATCCTCTATGCCTACAGGATGAGGGATCAATGGGTGCCGGTTTTTTTCGGCATCACCGCCATCCTAGAACAGATCAAACTCGCCGAGAGAGAGTGCGAAGAAGCAACCAAGCACTAAAAAAAATGGGTGGCACTAGGCCACCCAGTTGGACAGATCAGAGTGGACAACCAGCAGAAGGTGCGAGCAGGCTTTCCGACACAAGATGTAGCATCACATACGTCGAGCGTCAAACGTTATGCCGCGCCTGCTTCAACAATTCGTAGATGTGGTTGGTGATGTGATGCCTATTCATCACAATGCTGGCCACCTCTACACCATCCACCCACACCATCATCAGCACACCACCCTCATGATGCCGGAAGGTTACAAGCTTCCTAGAATGGGAAGTCCTCGTCGTCCTTGTAAGAGCGGACGGGAACAGGCTCCTCAAGTATCGGATCATAGACATGCTTCCTGTATGTTGAGGTGGGCACATCGAAGTCCAGTTCGGTCTCGCCCTGCTTGCCCACCCAAGAGAAGCGGCACTTCCATATGTGGATCTCGGACGTGATCGAGTGCGACGGATCAGGGCGGTGGACAGTCAGGCCAACGTCAGCCTTGGCAAACCATGCGGCAGATCCCGAGATGTCGTAGCCTTTGGGCGGTGGCACCTTGCCGTCAGTGCCACGCATCATCTTGGTCGGGTGTGCCACGAACCACAGATGTATGCCGTGGGCCTGAGCGAAGACACGCAGCTTGGTCAGAACCTCTGATACCCAGTCTGTCTCGCTGATGTCCCGGTTCTTCTGGATGTAGTTGTAGGGGTCGATGATCGCCCCCCTGACACCATGTCGCAGCACTGCGACCTTCAGTCTTTCGACGATGCTATCGACGGAGGAGAGCGAACCGTCTGCCTGATAGAGGAATGAAAAGTGCGACTGAACAAATTGCTTCCCGCGCTCTAGGTCTTCCTTCGACATCCTGTCGATCATGCCGCTGAAGAATGGTTTGCGCGTGTACTTGCTGATCAACTTGGCGATGTGCAATCTCGGTTCGTTTTCAAAGGAGCAGATGGCGAACTTCCATCCCTTGGCACGCGCCACATTGATCATGATCTGGTCTATGAACTCTGACTTGCCGGATGATGGGTGGCCTGTGACGACAGTAAGCTGGCCCGGTACTATGCTGTAGAGTTCGTCGACGTTGTCGTAGCCTGTGCTCTCGCCTCTGCCGATGCCACGATCATAGATCTCGTCAAGCTGATCGTAGAAATGCTCGGCGTCGTAGAGGCCCGCGACTGGCCACGGCTTGCAGGTGGTGACGATCCCGTCGATGCCGTCCTTGCCCAGCTTCATCAGAACGTCGTTGCCGTCCTTGCACCCTTCCGGGTACTCGATCTTCCAGCACCTGTCCTTGCCGATGCGACGTGCCATCTCCTCAGCCATAGCCTGACCGGGGCCGTCCGCATCCGTCGCGATCACGATGCGAGCAGCGGCGTCGATCTGCTTCTTGGCGTCCCACAGGAACTTGAACTTGTTGTCATCACGAGGGTCAATGTGCCCATCAACAACCTTCATCACAGCGCCATTGGGAACAGACACGACGCTCTCGTAACCAACCTCCATGAAGGCCAGCGCGTCCATCTCTCCCTCGCAGATGATCATCCAGTCGTGCTTCTGTACGTTGTCCAGATTGAAGAAGGACTGAGCAGCACCGTTGCTTGAGAACCCTTTCTCCTCAATAGACCTCAGTTTAAATGCGTACTCTTGGCCTTTGTTTTTATACGGAAATTGTATGCACTCTGTCTCTTTGCCTATGCCTTGTATCCAGTGCCGTGTCGATGTGACACCTGCCTTTTCTGCTGTTGCCTTGGATATGCCACGGGCCTTGAGCCATGCCACTGCCTGCTCTGACAGCGGCTCCTTGATGACGTTCTTTGCTACTGACATCTGTCGCACCTTTTGTTCTGTTTCGCGCGTCGGAACGATGCCGTGCATCTGGCAGTGCCAGCACTGGTAGAGGATACGGTCGGTCTCGATGCGCAGGGAAAGCGTCTTGTCGTTCTTGTTCTTGCGGCTGCTCGAACAGGATGGGCACTTGATCTTGTGTTGTCCTAGTCCCAGTCTGTACGCCTCGCCACGAACTTGATGTTCGATTTGCACGGCATGTCTCCACTCTGATCCGGCCATCCTAGCATGCCAAAGGTGCCGGTCAACAGCCTTCCCATCTCGCCTTATACTAAAGGGACTGTAGACTGATCTCTCTCTCTTGAGAGAGAGAGATAGATCTTATAGTCCCTTATATACTAGGCGGGGTCAGATTGTCGCAGGCACTCACTCGGATGACGGCACGAGGTCTGCCCTTGTCGAGCGCCCAGTAGATCAGCTTCTGCTTGACCTGTCGGTCATTGGCGTAGATGGCACTCTGCATGCAGTCGAGGATCAGGCTCTCGTCGAGATCCGGTCGCCGCGATGCGTAGTAGATCACCATCTCCACGCGCACGTCGCCATCGAAGAGTTCTTCAAGCTTGGGGCACTGAAGAGCGAAGGCATCGACGTAGTGCCGCGCCTTGTCGGACTTGATGAAGGCTGGTCGCTTGCCAAACATCACAGCCTTCCGGCTGTTCGCCTTGGATGCTGGCTCGCCAAGCACTGTGAAAGTTACACTTCTTTCCACTTATACATCCCTATTTGACATCGTCCGCGAACCATGATCTAACGTCTGACAGAAGGGGAGACATCGATGAAGATCACGAACAGGTTCAACCTGCCCGATGCGTTTTACAACTTCGCACGGGACGACAAGTATTCAAAGGGCAAAGCTGACATCAGCGTCACGACGCTGATCGACTCGCCCAGAGTTCGCATCATGAAGGTGAGGCACGACGACCAGATCGAGGTCGATGCGTCCGACATGATATGGCCTCTGTTCGGGACGGCTGTTCACCACATCCTCGAGAGTGCCGACGATCCCAGCCACGTCATGATGGAGGAGCGCCTCTACGCTGAGGTAGCGGGGTGGACGCTGTCGGGTGCTCTCGATCATCAGGAGGTTCTGCCTGACGGCACAGTCAGGATCACCGACTACAAGGTGACGTCGGTCTGGTCTGTTATCCTCGGCAAGAGGGAATGGGAGACCCAGCAGAACTGCTACGCATGGCTGGTTGAAAACTCCAACGCTGGAGTCAACCGCAACAAGAAGGTCAGCAGCATCCGCATCTGTGCGATCCTGCGTGACTGGCAGCGGCGCAAGGCTGAGTTTGAAGAGGGCTATCCCTCGTCTCCTGTGGTGGTCGTGGAGTTACCACTGTGGAGCGAGGAGCGCCGCAACGAGTACGTCTACGAGCAGGTGTCCCTGCATCAGGGGGCACAGATCGAGTTCGACCTCTACGACGAACTGCCGGAATGCACGGCAGAGGATCAGTGGGCAAAGCCCAATCAGTGGGCTGTGAAGAAGGTGGGTGGCAAGAGGGCGCTGCGTGTCTTCGACAATGAGGACGACGCCAAGAAGTTCTCGGAAGAACAGAACGACAAGACAGAGATCGAGTTCCGGCGTGGTGAGCGCACCCGCTGTGAAGGCAACTACTGCTCGGTGGCAGAGTTCTGCGAGCAGTTCAAAGGGTGGAAGAAGGTGGAATGATATGACAAAGTCAGTGTGGGAAACACTATCAGCGATCAACGTGAACGAGCATACGGAGAAGAAGAACGGGCTGACCTACCTCTCTTGGGCTTGGGCTTGGGGTGTGCTGAAAAAGCACTACCCGAGCGCCACGTTCGAGAAGCACATCCAGCCCAACGGCATGCCTTACATCACCGACCACAATGGCTACGCCTATGTGCAGGTAACCGTCACCGTCGAGGGGATAAGTGCTACTGAACTTTTCCCGGTGCTGGACTACAAGAACAAGTCGATCAGAGACCCTGACAGCTTCGCTATCAACACGTCGATGCAGCGGGCACTGGCCAAGGCCATCAGTTACCACGGGCTGGGGCACTACATCTACGCAGGCGAAGACCTGCCCCAACCGGACGATGCCTCTCAGACGCCACCAGAGACCCGGCAGAAGGCGGATACTGTGGCGGAGGTCGGCGGCACCTCCGCCAAGGCTTTGGCCTTTACCGCCCCTGCCAACGCGGCTCCGAGCATACCGCCGGTCAGGAGCAAGGATGAGGTGCATGAGGTTGGCGACTTCAACGATGTCGCCGACGTGCTGTCCACCATCATCCGCAAGATGTGCAACACGGAAGACGACCTGAAAGAGACATGGTCGAAGAACACCGAAGTGATCAACGAGATGAAGAAGCTGGCACCCAGCCGCTTCGAGGAGATCGTTGAGGTATTCAAGACACGGAAAACTGAAATCAAAGGAGCGTCAAAATGAGTGCTTATCCGCCGTCAGGTATACTGTGGGTCAACAACAACAAGGCCAACGACCGCCACCCCGACTACAGGGGAGAGATCGAGTTCCCCAACGATGTTGTCGAAGATCTCTATGCGCAGATGAAGAAGGGAGAAGTTCCCAAGGCATCTCTCGCTGGATGGCGTCGTGAGTCGAAGGCTGGGAACAAGTTCCTTTCCCTGTCTGCAAAGGTGTGGGTGCCGAAGGACGGTGGCCAGCAGCGCGCACCGCAGCAGCGTCAGCCCGACAGCACACCTCATGGCCGTCAGCAGGAGCGTCGTGCGCCAGCACAGCAAACCTTCGACGATGAAATCCCTTTTGATTGACCCGCTTCCTGTTATGATACCGTTCTAAGCGGTATAAGGAGGCGGGGCGATGAAAACTTGCTTTAAGTGTGGGGCCAGCAAGCCCCTCACTGAGTTCTACAAGCACAGTCAAATGAAAGACGGATTCCTAAACAAGTGCAAGGAATGTGCGAAACGTGACACGAAGGAAAACAGGACACTGCACGCTGACTACTATCGTCAGTACGATAGGGATCGCTTTCAGACAGACCCAAAAGTTCGTGAAAGGCACAGGAGATATCAAAAAACAGAAAATGGGAAAAAATCAATACAGGAGACGAGGCTAAGGTGGGTAGAACGGAACCTAGAAAAACGTGCAGCCCATATAATTTTGGGCAACAGAATAAGAAAAGGTGAAGTTGTGAAGCCTGATGTGTGCAGTTGCTGTGGGAAAGGTGGCATCATCCACGGCCATCACAGTGACTACTCAAGGCCGCTAGATGTCGAATGGCTTTGCCCCGCATGCCACGTTGAAAAACATAGGTTCTGAGAATGCTGATCCCGAAGCACGACAAGGCTCGGGATGAGGCCTACCTGAAGACCTTACGGGGCGCGCCCTGCTTGGTCTGCAAGGCAGAAGGAGAAGCGCACCACCTGCAAAGAGCGGAGCAAAGAGGCATAGGCTACAAGACGGGAGACAACTGGGCCGTGCCTCTCTGCCACCGCTGCCACATGGAACTGCATCACTTCGGAGACGAGCAAACTTGGTGGGACTTGCAAGGCATAGATGCCATCGAGTGGGCCAAACAGAACTGGGAGACATACCTTGATGGAAAGCATGAGAGACGCAGCGATGGGCTTTGAGGCCGTCAAGGTCTCGATGTCCCAAGACAGGAACGGCGTAGTGCTGAGGCTGAATGTACACCCCAACGATTGCCCGCCAGAACTCCACACCGACTGGGTGGGCACTCGATACATGGTCGCCATGGTTCGCCTCAACGATCAGGACGAACCGGAGACACGAGAGGAACACCAGAGGGTCGAGCGCATGATCGCGTCCGCTGGTCTTCTGTGCCGCAACAAGGAGTTCGGTCGCTACCTCTACGAAGCAGGGCTGATCACCAACACCAACCCTTCAACCATGGAGACTGACGCCATCAATGCGGTCAGGGATTACTGCGGCATCAAGTCCCGTGCGGACTTCCGCAATGACCCGGACGCACGGCAGAAGTTCGATACACTGAGAGAGGAGTTTCGTCAGTGGAAGAGAAGCTGATGAACGCTGATGCCGTTGCCAATCTGATGGCGATCCACCCGAGGACGCTTCGGCAGATCGCAGCGGAGGACGAGACCTTCCCCAAGCCGATTAAGTTTGGCGAGAGGATGACGCGCTGGAGATACTCTGAGATCATCCAGTGGCTGGACTCAAAGAGCAATGCTTGATCCAAACGACAAGCCTGCTTGGTGCGAAGAGGGGAGAAAGCTTGAGGACATCTTCGTCCAAGAGCGAAGCTTCCGCGATGTCAAGCTGAAGATCAACCCCGACAAGTCGGATGACGTCTTCACCTATGACATGCGGATAGAGATGCCGTGCGACCTGAAGACTATCACCACGCCGTGGATGTACTCTCAGGATATGTTCGGCATCCCCCCGTCTTACGCCATATCCATAAACAGAAAAGACCTGCGCAGGTACCACGCACTATACCCCAACATCATCATCATCTTCGACGTGCAGTACCCAGACTATCGGGCAACGCACTGGACTGACATGAACAGGCTGGAGTTGCTGGTGCGCTCTGGAAAAGTTCAGTTGCACAAGTACAAGTACAGAGGCGACGACGGATCAGGGAACGCCAAAGACAGTTACATCTTTGACGTTCGCTGGTTTCCTCGCCTTAGATGTTGAGCATCAACTGATTGCCGCGAGCCACGAAGGCAGCAATCCTCTCGTCGATCTTGTCCTTTAGTTCCCGCTTCCTATTCTCAGACAGCGCAGGGTTCTTGAGGACTGTGCGCTTCAACTGGTTTAGCTTCTTGATTTCATTGTTGATGGCGCGGATAGGCTGGATCAGCGGCAGGTACTCAGGGTACCTGTTTCTCACTGCATCGACACGATCCCTGTCGCCGTTGTCGATGGCATCCTTGAGTTCGGCGTAGATCGCCAAGACGTCATCGCGCTTTTCGTAGAAATCCCCAGACCGATCACGCTCCGTCACGGCAGTGACGAACTTGTTAACGATGGGGGTTCTGCGAACCATGTCTTTTTCAAACTGACCCATGATCGCAGCGGGTGCGTAGGTCGTGCCAGCCTCGCCCATCTGTATGACGAACCTTCCTGCACCACCCAGCATGAAGTCGATGACATGCTCAATGACATCCGGCTGGATGTCCACGCGCTTACCAAGCACCTCACCCGGCACGATGTCGGTTCCCCTGCCAATAGTGTCGTTGATGAACTTCGAGATCCAGATCGCACTCGGGCTTGTCGTTGACCAGTACATGCCGCTGCGGGACTTGTACTGCTCGAATGGCGACAACTCCTTGTAGATCGGCTGGTTCATGAAGTTCTGGTTGGTCATCAACTCGATGGGCATGTCGAGTTGCGTGGGCGACAGGAACGTCCAGAAGTTGTTGCCGCCAAACGGATTGAACGTCTCCGACACAGTGCCCATCGTCGAGGACGCCGCTTCTTCCGGCGTGTAGGTGCCGTTGTCGCCCATCGCACCACGGGCCAAGTTACCCATGACGCGACCGAAGTTGTAGAACATGTTGATGCCGTAGGCCAACGGGATGGTGATGAAGGTGCCGTCGCCATTCAGATCGGGCAGGACGATGCTGTGAGCCAGCTTGTAGTCGCTCAGATTGTCGTAGTCCTTGATGCCATCCTCGTCCTCATCGCCAGAGATCAGGCCGTTGATCATGTCCTGCATGAAGCCAGCAACGACCACAGTCGCCACCAGCTTGCGCGCCTTGGAGTTGTTGATGAGCGAGTTGAACATCGCCATCGAACCTTGCAGCGATGCGTTGAAGAAGAGGTAGAGCGTGTTCAGCCCCGCCTTCATCTCTCCGCCCTTGCCAAAGTTCGTGGTAAGCTGCCGTGCTGCGGCAGCAGCCTCTCTCACAGCCCTCTCTGTCGGCACACCCTGCGCTTCCAGATTGCGCACCACAGCATCGAAGAAAGCCACACGGGTGGCGTTCTCCACAGCCGTGTTCACAGCCTCGATGTAGTTGAGCAGGGAACCACCGCCCTTCTTGGTGCCGTTCCACAGCGTATCCATGAGGCGTCGGTTGCCAGCATTGTCTGCCGCCACGATCTTGCTGATCGTGTTGCGGATGTCCTTCGAGTTGTTGACCACATCCCCCATCTGGTTGAGGACGTTCTGGCCGCCGTTGTCGTAGAACTGCTTGTATCGGTTAGCCCAGTAAGGATTGGCACCCGGCTTGTTGTTCAGAACACGCAGGATCGCCCTCATGGAAGGAGCAACGCCCTTGAGGATGTCCTTCGAAGATCCCTCCATGTTGTACTGCTGTGCGTTGAAGAGTGCTGTCTCGATGTCGCGCGGCAGGTTGGACAGAAGGAAGGCAGGGTTCCAGCTTGTCAGCAGGTTGGCGTAGAAGCGGGTGATCGTATGCAGACCACCCATGATGGCATTCATCTGCTTGCCTGATGTGCCCTTGAATGCAGTGGCAAGGCGCGGGTCTTTGAAACCAATCAGCACCTCCTCACCATCCTTGCGCACAGCGAGGATCGGCAGGTTCGGATCGTTGAAGTCCCTGTCAGGCATGACCGTGATGCGGCCATTGCGCATGACACGGCGCAAGGGATGACGCTCCAGCACTTCTGCATAGGCGTCGGTGTCTATGTTGCTCTCAAGCAGGTTCAGGAACGCAACGCCGACCTTGTTCTTCTCCGCCTTGTCGATGGCGTTCTCTCTCTGCACAGCCACATTGGCGAGGATGTCGCCAGCGTAGGACTCCCGACCGAGCGCCGTCTTGTTCGGCTTGCCAAGAGCGCCGAAGCGGTTGGTCGTCGAGAAGTCACCGGCTGTGGTATCGAGTTCGCTCTCTGGGTCTGCGAAGCCACGCAGCGGCACATAGTTCTTGTACTTGGTGAACGCCGCCTTGGTCTCGTCGTCTACGTCCACGCCATCTTTGTAGTCAGGGATCAGACCGCCATCGATGTAGACATCATTGGTGCCATCAACCATCGAGCGCACGCCATCAGCAATGGCGACCACCTGATTGCGACGTGTGGCATCCATGCTGTTCACAAAGGAGATGATGTTCTGCGCTTCCTGATCAGACATGCCAGAGCCGTTGGAGATCTGACCCTTGGACAGTTCGCTGATGCGCCGGTTCCGTTCCACTGCATGTAGTGCATAGAGATAGGCGTTCGCCAGAGCGTGGGACTTGCTGCCTGTCTTCTCTAGGATCTGGCCGTAGTAGTTCGACACGCGCTTGAGCGCGTCCCTCTCCACGTCAGTCACATTGAGGCGCGCAACTTGTTCAACAATGGGCGTGAACTCATTGGTCTTGAAGCGTTCTTTCTTTGCTCCAGCCACGCCGTGCATCAGCAGTTCTTGGAAGTAGGCATCCATGTCTCTGGTGATGTTGGCACCCTGCTTGCGCAGTGCGTCGTACATCTTGCCGACTGAGACGAAGTTGTCTTGAAGCTTGTTGAACACCCACTGAGTGCCGTCCTCGATGGCCTTCTCGTCAGCCTTGAAGGGCTTGCCGATCTTCTTGAAGACGTTCGCCACCTTCTCCTGCACGCCAGTGTAGCGCAGGTTCTGCATGACGGTCTCAAGATCTGACGGGCCAAACTGCGGCGTGCCCTGCGTCGGTGCAGTGCTGGACAAAAGGCGGCTAAACCTGCGCCTGCTGTCTCCCTTGTCCATGTTGATGAAGTTGCGGCCACGCTGCACCTGCGTCGTTCTGTCCTTCTTCTCTAGCACTGGATAGAAGGTCTTGACGTAGTAAGCTTCCTTGACCGGCGCGTTGCGCACGTCGGTGCCACGCTCCAGAACGAGCGTTAGTGGCGGCGCGCCGAAGCCGATGTTCTCGCGCCACTCCAGAACAAGGTTGCCCCCGCTCGGGTAGGAGATGACGTCGTTGCCATCATCGTAGCCCTGCGTCTGCCAACGCCGCATCAGGTCGTAGATCGCGTTCTCGACACGCTTGTACTTGGAGTTCTCGAACAGTTCCAAGTCATGCTTGCGCTGCTGGATGTGGAACAGCCCGTTCCCAGCCTCGATACCATTGTCGTAGACAACGTGCGATCCTTTGGGCAGCACAACAGGCAGGAGACGAGCGCCATCTCTGATCGATCCGTAGATGGGGTTGGGCGACCCGTCCTTCATGTCCACTGGCGCGCGCACAGGCATGTATGCCTGCGTTACAGGAACGCGCGAATACATCTGCCTCGGCATCTCAGGGTCGATCTCAAGGCCAGCCAGAGGTGCCTCAATCTCGATCACCTCTTCAGGCGTCATACCAGCCTGAATGGACTGCTGTTCGGGTACGAGGTTCAGACTTCTTGGGGCGAAGAAGTCCCCTTCTTGCGGGCCTCGTGCCAGTTCGCCAACGCTGCCGCCAGCCTCTTGTTCTCCTCTGATGTCAGACTCGACACTATCGACTCGTCCTCGTTCTGCCTCGGGGAGTGTATTTTTGATTTGCTCATCAGACATTCCTTTCGACTTGAGGATGGCGATGGCACCATCCGCGTAATCGTTGTCTTCTCCACGTCCCTTGCGCACACCTCCCGCTTCAAAGATGCGCTTCTCTGCGTACCACATCAGTGCTTGGAAGTCGGCATTGGTCAGTTGAACGCCAAGATTGTCACGCAGTATCTGGCGCGCCATGTTGGCAGAGGCACGCATGGCAGTGCGGTCTTTCGCGCTGCGTGGTGCCTCCTGAAGAGACGGCTTCATCTTCTTGACAAGCGTCGTCACTGCCTTGGCCATGGCAGGCTTTTCAGGGCGCGCGCCTCTGGCAAGCTTCTTGGCTGTGTTGGCATAAGGGCCGACGACAGAACTTCCCACGATCCTGAAGTCGTTGCCCTCATTGAGGAGATCGCGAAGCTTGTCGTTGTACGCCTTGTTGAAGAAGTCCTTGTTCCAGACCTTGTCCATCTCCTTTGAGAGGAGAGGCACATCCGCCTTCTCCATGGAAATCATGTTCAGGTTCTCCTGCGCACGACGCAGGATGGCACGCTCCATGTCGGAAAGACGGCTTGGATTTCGGACGTAGTTCCAGACAGTTTCGAAGTTCTTGCCGAGGTTCTCTTCCGAGTAAACGACAGTCGGTTTGCCAGTGATGCGATTGACGAACCGCATCCACCAACGATCCATCGTCAGAGGGTCAAAGTTACCGCGCAGGTTCTGATAGAATCCGTTCCCGATCTTCGGCCCGATAACATAGGCTAGAGACACAACCGTGTCCGCTTCTTCCTTCGTGTCGGCCTTGATCGGAAGATCGGCGATCCTTGAAACGCCAAACACATCCTTCAGGATGCTATTCAACTCTGACCTAGGCATCTGCTGAGAAAGCAGTTCGGAGATGGCATTCGAGTCGTAGCCGAGATCGACCAGATGGTTCCAGAACTCGAACGCAGCGATCATCGATTTGCCCTGATCGCCCTTGCCCTCCACGGGAAACTTCCCGTCAGGGCTTGCCTTCCACGCATCATACTTGGACGCAGCAAACTGATAGTTGTCGATGACAGCCAGACCATTCGACGTCACAGCGGTGACGTAGTCGAACGCATGTTCGGCAGCGGGGTCATAGGAAGGATTGGCACTGCCATCAGGGCGAGTGCGAGATACCTCGGGGTAGACAGGGTAGAGGATTTGCTTGGCAAGATTGAGGATGTCGCCATACCAACCGATGGCATCACTGCTTGACAGGAGTGCCGCCTCAGCCTCTGCGGCCATGATGTTGGCCACCGTCTCCCTGTCTTCTTGGGAGTTGATGATGTCGTATGGCCGTGTGCCCCGCAGTTCCAGAAGCTTGTTGGCAAAGCTGACGAGCGTCTCAGACCCCGCCTTCTTCCTGAAGAGAGGCTGTCCAGTGTTCGGGTTCAGGTAGTCAATGATGCTTGCAGCCCTCTCCTCATTGGAGAGGGGCAGAACCAGACGCGACTCAAGCGGGCGCTTTACTTGCCCAACAAGCTGCCTTTCGAGGCGGGCACGACGCGCATCCCTTGCTTCTCTAAAGCGGCGACCAACTGCCTCAAGGCTTCTCTTGTATCCGTCTGCGGTGTAACCTCGATAAGATCCACTTTCTCTGAGGCGTCTGATTCCTTCATTTGTCCTGATCTCCTGAAAGTTGTTGAGGTCGAAGATGGCGAGTTGATCAGCCGCCTCCGCGATGTAGAGCGCATCCTCCGCATTGGGCAGAATGAGTGTGTTGTCCAAGAAGTACTGCTTCGATTCGTTGTCGAACCAGCCGCCAAGGTAGACCGGCCTGCCTATCGCACGGGAGATGTCCTTGTTGTCCTCGATATAGCCCAATAGAACTTCTTCGGGCAGGGACTCACCAACGATAATCTCCGCTTCCTTCAGCGGTGCGACGACGAACCCACCAGACATAGGCTCAAGCGTAGTGGGCCTGACCGTGAACCCATCAGGGTTGTTCCTGATGAAGTTCGCCAAGCTTGCCGCAAGCTGCGAACGTGGTATCCTAGAGAAGAGAGGACGCTCCTCAGCAGGTGCGTCAGGCATGTAATCATCAGAGGTAGATACAATGGCAGAAGCTTTCGCGCTCGTAGAGGACGGAACCTCGCGGGCCATCATCTTTGCTGCTGACGGCTCCAAGTCAGTGCGCACCATGGACGGCGTCATCAAGCGCGTCGGCACACTCAAGGGCTCCGAGATCCCCACGGTGGACGACCTGCGCGCATTCCGCGCAGCATCAGAGATGGAACTCTCTGCGCTGCTCCAAGAAGCTTCAGCCTCCTGACGCGACAGACCGATACGGTCTAGTGCCGCCTGAAACGCCTGATCGTAGCCATCATAGCTGCGACCCATCGCGTCGAAGAACTCGACCTGTTGCGCTTCAAGTTCGTTTTCCGTCTTGTTGCGCCACTCCTCGAAGATCAGGTGGCCGCGCGCTTTCTTCTCTGCCTCCAGTTCCTTGAGCGGCAGATACCATTCGACAAGCTGTCCGTTTGGCATGCGCATATCGAACGCAATGATGCGCCATCCCCACTCCTTTGGATTGAACAGCTTGTTGGTGTCGATCTTCACAAGCTGGATGCCTTGATCCAGCAACTCGTTGAAGATGGCAGGCACATCCCTGAAGTCATCGATGACAGTCTTGAAGCGATAGCTGTCGCGAATATGGGAGACATCGTGCCACGGCTTAGTCGCCAAGATAGACGGGCGCTTGGCCTTCTGCGTCACCTTCGACAGGTCTTTGACACTGTCACCAGACTTGGCACCAAAACGCTGATCGATGCGGGAGATCAGTTGCCTGACAATCGGTCTGTTCTGGTTCGTCAGTTGCTGGATCTGAGCGCGAACCTGATCGTTGGGCAGGTTCGGATTGATCGGCATGCGGATGTCCTGAAGAGGAGACACGTCCTCTTCTGTCACCGGAACACGAGACAAGGCAGGTTGTGCAGCGGCAGCAGGAGCGGCAGCAGGAGCAACACGCTCCCCGATCCTGCCGACGCTGATGTTGTTGAAGATGTCTTGAACGCTGGTGAAGCCCTCGTCCACATTGGCACCGACCAGCGCCTTGAAGAACTTCTTGATCTTCTCAAGGAAAGCACGAGGCCCGCCACCGATCTTCAGTCGTCCAGCGACGTAGTCGCGGAACATCTCCGCTACTGCCTCTTCCTTCTGCTGTGTCTCGTTCAGGTCAGGGTACAGTTTCTTGGCGCGGTCGAGGTAGGTGTAAGACCGCTTCTGCACACCGTCGTTGGTCAGCTTGACATAGCGCGTCTTTCCTGCCGCCTTCTCCAGCATGGAGAACTCTTTCGGGCTTAGTGCCCCAAGAGCCTTCAGCGCGTGGATAATCTCGTGATCCATCACCTCCGCAATGGCATTGAACAACTGTTGCTCAGAAAGGTTCGGGTTGTATAGACCCATGGCAAGTGTCAACACTCGCGTCAGCGGATCGAACGAACCCTCAGCGCCATCGATCTTCTGACGACGATCAAGCTTGACGCCCTTCAGGCCAAGGTTGCTCAGTCGCCCCTGAAGCCGCTTGAAAACAGCATCCTGCTTCGCATTGAAACGATCAGAGAGCGGGGACACTCCCTGATCTTCTTGAGCCTTGACCTGATCAGCCGCTGCACGAGCCTGCGCCGCAGCAAGTTTACGCTCAATCTCACGTTGACGTTCTTGTTCACGAAACTGCTCGCCCTTCGCCTCCTGAACAATCTTCTCAGGCGTCTTGAGGTTTGCCTGTGCCTCAGCAAGCCGCGTCGATATTTCGCCCTGCGACTGCTGAAGCTTCTGCATGCGGTTAAGTTCGTTTGAACTTAGCTGCCGTTTCTTCGCCTGCTCGTTAAGCTTGACGATTTGCCGTTTGACGGAAGCAAGCTGCTCCTTGTACCCGGTAATCGCCTGCTGTTGCGCCTCAAAGCGCGGGCGAAGAGCGTCAGGTGCGGCCTCTGGGATGGGCACAGCCTTGAGATTACGCGGCAGACCCACCCGTTCAAAGCGGGGCACATGCATGTCCTGCCCGAGGGTTTGCAGTCTCTGCTGCGCTACGTCGATGCGCCGTTGATTGTCCGCTATTCTCTGCTCGACCTTGGCGATCTCTGCGTTGATCTGGTTGGGCGTAACACGGTTGCCGTCCAGATCCCGACCATAAGCTTCAGCCGATTGCAGGTCGTAGTTCAGCCGCTCTATGCGCGACTGATCCGCCTTGATGAAGTCAGTCGCAGTGTCGATCTGGCGGCGGTACGAGACATCAGGCGTCTTCACCTCGGGTGCCAAAGCACCCATGGGGATGTACTTCTGTTTCTTCGGCACAGGGTTCTCTGCAATGAACCCACGCGCTTGCAGTTCCGTCAGCACGTCCTTGACCTGTGCCACCTTGATGCCGGGGAGGTCGGACTTTACACGCTGATGGATAGCGGCAACATTGATCGGCTTGTCGCTGGTGATGTCAGCCTTGATCTGCTGGAGAACGCGCTCGTACTGAGCGCGGTCGAAGGTGCGGTTCTCGAACTCTGCGTCGGTAATGGCCGTCTCAGGCGCTACATCCACGCTCTCAGGCGCAGGTAGGCCAAGCCGCTGCTGAGGTGCCTCAAGGCCGAGAGGCGCGTCTGGGTCGATCCCAGCCGCTGCCATGGCCTTCTGCCGCTCTGCTTCGATCTGTTGCTCCGTCTCCTCTGCGAAACGGAAACGACGCGACCCCTCAAGCGCCAGTTCCTTGTAGTCCTGATCGAGTTCGTCCTGTGCCGCGTCCTTCTGGATCGCGCCGCCGATACCACCGACAGGGGCACCGACAATTGCAGCGGCAACACCAGCTTCGATGTATTCCCTGATGGCCTCGTCGTCGTCGATGGGAAGGCCAGCCTGTGCCCTCTCCAGCAGTTGCTGGGTGATCTCGGTCGGCACCTCTGCCGCAGTACCTAGGGCACCACCCTTGGCAGTCCTAGCCCATATGCTGCCAACGCCGGGGCGCAACGGGGCAAGAGCGAGGATGCGACCAGCGATACCTTCGAGCGCAGCTTGTGGGATAGCCGTGTACAGGGCACGCTCAACGCTAACCTTGTCCAGTTCTCCAGCAGCTACCTGCTCTTCCTGACGCTGGACGTTGCCGCCAAACAGCAAGGGGAACGAAGCAAGAGCACCACCCGCCAGAGCGCCCGGAGGGCCTGCAAGAGCAAAGCCAGCGCCAGCGCCAGCAAGTGTCATGCCTAAGATGGGGCCCTGCTCGCCAAACGTTTCACCGCCGTAGGTGAGAGCACTACTCACGCCCTCTACGTCATAGAGGCCAGTGCGTGCCCGGATCTCCTGAAGCCTGCGCAGTTCTTCTTCTGCCGCAGTCTCCATGCCACGGCCAAACTCTTGCACACCCTCGAAGCCAAGGCCACGCCCAGCCTCTTCGACCGCCGTGCCAGTGAGAGACTTGACGGTCTGGATACCACGGCGAAAGCCACGGCCAATGGCAGTGCCATCGTCTTCTGGCGGGGCCTCGACAGGTGCCTCAACTTGAGGGGTGCCAAATCTTTCGGCGAAAAAACTCTCAAACTCTGCCTCTCGTTGGGAGACAAACTGATTGATTTTTTCCTGTTCTTCTGGAGTCGGGGTGCTTCCAGCTATGTTGATAGAGTAGGGCCTACCTGAGCGTTGACCCTGAACTTGTATGATAGCCATGGCACTTCCTCAGACTACTGCACAAGGTTTAGATCAACAGACCCGCCTCTTAAAAGAGCCATGTACTGGTCTTCTAGCTGTTTTATTTGTGACGCCACGGCTGGGGACACGCGACTATAGTCCTTAGTGGTAACTTCCTGCCCAAGTTCGTTCACAGAAACAACCGTAGCTTGCCGATCAGCAACGCCAGATAGATAATCAAGTGCCGCGTTGATTTCTGAAGGGCTGGTGGCTTTTGGGGCGGCAGTGCGAGTACCAGAGGCCTTAGCCCTCTGGATGCCAGCCTGCATCTCAAGCAGACCAAGCACGTCCTTGTCGTACTGACTACGAGCCTGACGCATGGCACCGATGCCTGCAAGGCCAGCTTCGCCAATGGCACCACCGAGAGTGGGCTGGCGAGAGGACATCAATGCAAGACCAGTCTGTGCAAGAGCCATCCACTTATCAGCGGCAGCAGACTGCTCACGCTCCTGAAGCATCTGCGCAATGCGGCTTTCGATGGGGCCGAAGCCACCGACACCACCAGCGCCACCAGCACCACCGCCACCAGCACCACCGCCACCATCGGGAGTAGTTGGGGCTTCAGGAACAGGAGCAGCAGGTTGTTCAGCAGTCAGAGCACTAAGGTCGCCGAAGGGCATTGAGATAGGAATTTCTGGTTCAGGAGAAACTGTTATTTCTCCAAGATCCACTTTCGTAACAGGTTCTGTAGCTTCCGTCCCTGAGCCACGACGAGGCCCGAGACCGCCGCCTGCGGGGTTCTGCACGGCTTTCGCGATGTCAGCAAAAAATCCGCCAACTCCTGTCGCATCCGGTGGGATGCCTTGAACCCTCTTTTTAGGAGGCGGCTGAACAACGGGAATGTCAGCATTTTTGCCAACACCAATGCCCTCAAGCAGACGAGCGGCATCACCCTCTCCAAGAGGGACTTCTTGCGTAGCGTCGAAGTCAGCAAGGTCAGTGCTGACATCACCCATACCGCCCAAAACTGGTTGGCCGCTTGCAGCAACCTTTGCTCTTTCAGCTTCGGCGAATGACACAGGCTCCCCAAGAGCGGACGTCACCGATCCATCAGGAGAAACAAGGTACTGCCTTCCGTCAACGACAACAGTCTGAGGTGCGCCAGCAAGCCTCCCCTCCTGCATCTTCTTCACATACCCGCCACGGGCCATGCTCATGATGCCCTGCGGCTGGGGTGCCTGCGTCGGTGTGCGCTCCATGGCATCGTTGATGCCCGTGTCCTGAGCGACGTTCGTGTTGGGTGCCATCGCACCAGCCATCTGCATGATGCCCGCCTGCGGCACACCAGCGCCAGTGATGGCCTCTTCAGCAACGGTCTTCATGTCGGCTGCTTGCGTACGCTGATAGTCATCGCGCATCCGCTTGCGGCGCTTGAGTTCACTCAGCACAAGAAACTGAGGTGCCATCCCTGACGGGGCCTGCATCTCCTGCATCAGCGCCTGCTCAGGGAAGTCTTTCAGCCTATCCTGAAGATCGATGATGTTCATGACGAAAGACCCTTATACAGTCCAAGTGCAGAGAGGCCTGCACCTAGTGCTTGTGCAGTCGGATTGTACGACGCAAAGCGCGTTTCTTCCACACTCGGCGAGACAGGCACACCACGCAGAATGCCAGCCATCCGCTCATACTGCTGGATCGGATAGTCGCGCTGACGCAGGAAGTCCTCATAGGCAAGATCAAGGCGGGCCTGATCCTCAGCCCTGATGTCACGACCTATGGTCTCAAGAAGCTGTGCCCCCTGAATGTCGGCAGCACGCTGACGTTCACCAAGGCCAGCCAGCGACTGACCAAGAGACCCAAGCCCTTGTGCCATTGTCCCCATCTGACCTGCGGCAGCGATTGCTGCCTGCTCTGCTGCAAGAGCCTGACTGGCACCGAACTGCCGGGACTGCTCGACAGCGGATTGACGGCGCGCCAAGTCGTCATAACGCGCAGCCTGAACGCGCGCTGCCTCGGCGGCTTCTACATTGCCCGCGCGGGCGAACTCAGCAGCCTGCGCCTGCTCACGGTTGGCGAGTTCAGTATAGCGGGCCTGATCAACACGCGCCTGCTCCGCAGCAGCGGACGATTGCACACGAGCGAGTTCAGCGGCACGAGCCTGATCAACCGCCATCCGAGCCGCACGATCAGCGCCGAACTGTTGTGTCGCTTGCTCGAATGCAGCCTGCGACCCACGCGCCTGAATGTCACCCATCTGGCGACCGAGAGCCTCTTCAGCCAGAGCCTCTTGCACCGCCTGACGAGACCCGCCGAAAGCGCCAGCCTGTACAGCCTGTGCTGCGCGCGCTGCGCCCTGACGCTCGAACTCCAACTGCGCCTGACGCTGCTGCTGTTCAACAACAGACTGCATGTAGGGCGACATATATTCCTGAACCTGCGCACCAGCGAACCTCTCAGGTTCGCGGAACTGTGCCTGCTGGAACTGGAAGTCCGGGCGGAACCCGTACTGGGAGAACTGAAACGGATCGCGGAAGTCGTACTGCTGGAACTCTCCGAACGGAGTGAATTCTCCAGTCTTGTAATCCGACAGACCACGAAGACGACCGATGCCTTCATCGGTGTAGCCAACACCACGGCGCGTGATATCCATGCCCTCGCGCTGGGCACCCATGGCCTCCTTCATGCCGGGGATGCCTTGCTCTGCAATGCCCCTGACCATGGCACGGGATGCTTGAATGTCACCGTACATTTTTGACGGAGCGATGCGCTCACCGCCATACGGGATGTAGGTTGACTGACCCGTCATTGGGTCAAACGGCATGGTGACTTCTTCAGCACCCTGAAGGAGCCTGCGGAAGTACGGATCGGCGTACTCGGGCAGTTGCGTCTGGCGCACTGTGCCTTCGGTGGGAACCTGCTGACTGCCCTTACCCATCGCTCAACTCCATCCGGTAGGCCGTGTACTCTGGGTAGACACCGTGCCTCTTGTCGAAGAACCTAGACCAGCCCTTTCTACCATATCCCTCAAGGTGCTGGCAGTCCAATTCTTTGGCGTACTTGGTCATCACATCCACTAGCTGCTCAGACCATTCCCTCATCTTCGATCCGCCGATCCAGTCCAAGGCAAGCGCCCTGCGTCTGGGGTACACGATCACTCTGGTGGTGAAAGCGGCAACGATGTTGTTGTCGTCATCCAGAACAACCCAGAGCGCGTATATCCCATCGTACACACCATCCAGTATGTCGATCAGCGTTGACCTATCCTTGACGGTCGCAACACTTCTGGCCAGCACTCGCTCGACATCTTTCCACACAAGACCGACCGCTTCATGCGGAACAAGGCTGATCCTCATACCGGCAGCATCTCTCTACCATTGACCTGCGGCGCTTGCTGCGTGGTGCCCGTACGAGCCATGCGGACGCGCTCAAGCATCCTGTCCAACTCGCGAGCGCCAGCGTCTGACGACCCATTGCCAAGGCCGCTCACTACATCCGCAGGCACGATATACTCGTTGTCGGCCAGAAGAACGTCCTGCTCTCCCTCGACAGACGCAGGCACCATGTCATCCATGCCGTCACCCGGCCCACGGATCATGCCCTCGCTATCTTCGACCGTCTGGTCGAACTCGCCAGACTGAACGCGGGTGACAAGATCACGCAGCGCATCTTCGCCGTACTTCTGCACGAACATACCAAGCGCGATCTCAGGATTGTCGGATGCGCCCTTGATCGCCTTGATCGCCTCGACGATTACCTGCTTCTCGTTCATGCCAGCATCAGGCGCTTGCATCTCAGGTTGCGTAGCGACCTCACCACCTTCCTGCATGCGGCGAAGATCGATGATGCCACCACCACGGTAGTAGTACGGGTACTGCGGCTCATAACCCAGAGGAGCAGGTGGCCTCTGGTACTGGAAGTACAGGCCCTCGCCAGTGCTGGTGGCGTACGGATCTTGACTGAGCGTCCTCCTCATGGGGCGCGGCATGGGGGGACGTGTATCCTCGTCCTCTCCCTCAGCGTCACGCGCTCGCTTCATTTGGCTGGAGTAGTCAGCCCTGCTCTGACCTATGAACGCAGCAGGAAGAACTCCCGGCAGCGTTGCTGCTGTGGCAAAGCCAGTCAGCCCAGCGCCAGCATTCGGCGCAAAAGTGCTAAGGAACTTTGGTGCCGTAGCAGTCTTCATCGCCTCGGTGATGGACGGGCTCGGCCCTAGAGCAGCCTGAAGGAACCCCGGCCTTGCAGCCTCAACTCCAGTAGTTGTCGCAGTTGTCGCGGCAGCTTGGCTTGGAGTTGCAGACAGACCGCCAAGAAGCTTCCCACCGATGAAGCCGGTTAGGCCGGTCTTGATCCCCTCTCCAAGATCTCCCGTCTGTAGCAGGGAGCCAAGGCCAGCACCAATGCCAGCCAGAGCAGGTGCTGACAGGCCAGCCAAGAATGTTCCGGCACCCAAGGCACCAGACCCAACTAGAGCAGGAAGGCCGACGCTGAAGAGAAGAGGCAGCATGTGATTACCTCACGAGATACGATGGAAGGCCCCGGAGTGACGCAATTCCAGCACCAACAGGGCGCGGTCGCATACCGGGCGCAACATCATCACCAAAGCCCCTAGGCAACGGGAGTCTAGGCTCGACGACGCCGCCGCCTTTCCCCATCATGCGACGGCCCATATCGTACTCTTGCTGTTCCGCCATGGCGCGGCTCATCTCATTGATGCGCTGACGCTCGGCTGCGCTCATCATCTCCATAGGGCGATCCATCAGGCGCTGAGATCCGCCAAGACGCTGGTAGTTCTGAGCAGCATACTGGAATGCAGGGCTGACGTTTTGCTGCGGCATACGGGGCTGCGGCATCGGCTGAATGCCGGGCATCCGAGGCTGACCAACTGGCAAGCCAATGTTGCGCATGCCGTCATACGGGTCGGGTTCTCTGGGAAGAAAGCCGGGACGACGCATGCTTCCAATACCCTGCTGATACGGCAGCATCTGATACGGGATCTGGCCAGCGCCACGCTGAGACTCGAACATCTGGAGAGCAGCGGCACGCATCTGAGGTGTGATCTCAGGGCCCGGAGGAGCCATGGTTGTGCCGATAGGCGGAGCAGTCCCAAAAGGGCTGCGGTAGACAGGCATCTGCTCTTCAGGAGCAACAGGCACAGTAGGCGATGTGGGTGCCGCATCAAACGGGCGATCAGGTTTGTCCCGCTGCGCAGCAATTGCCTCAGCTTCGTTTCTGGCTATGGTCGCCTTGGTTCTGTCAATGTAGTCTTGTGCCTGCTGCGGAGTGTAGCCAGCCTTTTCAAGAGCGGCCTTTTGCCCCTCAAAGCTAAAGCCTCCCTTGAGTGCAGTAGCGCCCATGGACAGATCTCTGGCTATGGCACCGGGAGCGGCGGCAAGCGCGGAACCAAAACTCTTGATGCCCTCAAGAAATCCGGGTTTGTCCTTGTCTGGAGTAGATGCAGCAGCGTTGCCGCCGCCGCCCACACCACCAGCGGAAGACGCAGAGGCGCTCTTAGCCGCCATGGCCTTGTCATAAGCCTTGTCAGCAAACGAAACCTTCTGGACGCCCTTGCCCTCAATGTTCACAGCCTTGCCATGATACCCAGCCTCCGCCGCGTCCTTCAAACTTTTAAAGCTGGGAGTTTCACCCTTACTGCTTCCACCAGAAGAAGATTTGTCTGTGCTAGACGCTCCACGGCGCATCTCTGGTTCTCCAGTCTACGTTGTGATCACTGTGACTGAGCCAACTGATGCAGTGCCAGATGACCCACGAACGTGCGGCGTGTTTGTCTCGCTGACTTTAACATATCCGCCGTGGTTAAAGATAGCCCCCGGCTCCAGCCCTACATCGTCCGTCTGCAGCGCAGTGAAGACAGTGAAGGTATTCCTGCCCTCGCCGGGGTTCCGTGCCTGATCCAGATACAGAGAGAACGCTCGGATGACCTCGTTGAAGTACCGCTGGTCGTACTCCTTCGGCGGGATCGGGAAGTATGGTGCTGGTACAAGCCTGTTTGACATCAGCGCCTACCGTCTTGCCTGATATCAATCCTCGGAGAGCCCAGTCGCCATCCGATTCCTGTCGTCAAAGACTCGACCCTGAGCGCCATCGACCTGCCACGCAGCCTGACGTACACCTGATTGGTGAACTGCTCGACTGGCGTCGATGCAATCTTGGTAACGGTCTCATCGTCATCCTGAAGGTAGGCACCACCCGGAAAGTTTCGTGCCTTCATCGTGAAGATGACTGACGGCGATGCAGCACTGGAGTTCCTGAAGGTGATGTCAGGGATGATGCGGCTGACAAAGCTGAAGTTGTTGCCATCGCCAATGTCGAACTGGCTGGACTCGATGTAGGCGTTGATCGCCGAGGCAGGGTTTGTACTGCCATCGTCAAATCCGTTCTCATGGTAGTAGAGGTAGCCATCCAGACCAGCAGCTATCGGGAACCCGACAACGCCACGGTCGATCCACGCACTGCGCGCCATCGAACCATAGTACCAGAGGTTCTGCTCGTAGTTGTAGACAACGTACCTGTCGAGGTTGTCGCTGTTGGCAGACGGATAGAACCACCAGATCTCAGCAAACGAAGAGTTCACAGAGCAGAACACCTGCTCTACCTGATTGGTGTTGAAGTCTGAGAAGACATAGTCCCTGACAGAGCAAGGAAGTTTCTGCACGGCACCGTTGTAGATGTAGAACTCAGTCTGCCCCATCCAGTAAACGCTGTCGTCTATGGCTACCGCAGCATTCGGCCCAACAATAGTTGTGCCTTCAGCCATCATGTTGATGCCGAAAGTGAAGGGTGGCCCAAGATACTGCATCGCGTGGACGGAGATGTCCGTGAACACGAGTATCTGCTGGCGCGTTTCAACAGCAGTGATGATCCGAGAGCCAGAGCCGACCAGAAGATCTCCCGCCGTGTTCGTGGTTGTAGGCGTCCAATCTGCTGCATTCTCCTGATCGGAGAAGCGAATGAGAAGAGGATCTTGGGTAGAAGAGCCAAGCGGGTTGCACCCAAAGGCGATAACATGCCTGTCCACATCAGAGACCGAGATCTTGGCCGCAACTGTGGGGGGATTGCTGGCACCAGACAAGGCTGTTAAGGGAACCGCCCGAGTTGACAAACCTGATGACGCATCCCAGTAGTATATACCGCCGTTATACACGTTGATGATCAGATCTTCGCCGAAGTTGTCGTGAGTCCAGACACGCAGAGTATCGGTCAGCGCATTAATGGATGCGCCAGAACCCCAAGTGCCACGGCCCCAGAACGACGCGCCCCAGCCGTTGCCATAGATCGATGTATTGATACCTGTGTTGATCTGATAGGCACCGATCACAGCAGCGCCACCATCACCACTGTCAGAAGCGTTTGCGACTACAGGCGTCGGCGTGTACTGCCCATTGACCGTGATATCGGCCACCGTGCCCACAGCGCGCGCCACGATAGTGTATGAGTTGCCGTTGACGATGCTGGCGATCTGGTACTCTTGATTGAGGATAGCGGCTGTGATGTTGCCGCCAAGACTGGCGGCACCACTGAAGGTGACGAAGTCACCAGCCACAGCGCCATGTGCCGTGTCCGATACGGTCAGAACGGAAGACCCGTCAGTAGCCGCGAAGGTCACATCACCAGCAGCGGTCGTAGCCCTGATCGGCGTGATGTCGTAGTAGCCCTCTCCCTCTTCGATGTAGTACTTGAGGTTCGTGCCGAGACCCAGATAGTTGTCTAGGTTGATCGTTCGCCACGCATGCAAAGCGCGGCACGTCCCCAAGAACGACTTCAGTCCAAGCCTGACCCAACCGCCGATCTTCTCTGGAAAGCCTGCGCGGAAGCGCATCTTGTCCATGTCGAACCAACCACCCTCGTTGCTGTATGAGGTGGTCTCTTTGTTGATACCCGGCTGGAACTGAAGTTTGGTTAGAGGCATGGATCAAACCAATAATTTGGAGAGTGTCTTCGGCCCAGCCACACCGTCAGGCGTCATGCCTTGGGCTTGCTGCCACTGCTTGAGGGCTTTTTCGGTGCCGGGGCCGAAGCTGCCGTCGGCTGTGATACCGAGGGCTTTTTGGAGAGCGGCGACTTCTGCGCCACGGCTTCCAGCGCGGAGGACTTGAGATCCTCCACCTTTTCCTTCACTGCTTCCTCCACCTTGTCCTGAACCTTGTCCAGAACTTTGCCCGCCACCGCTTCCACCACCATTCCCTGTGGCGTCTTTCCCAGCAAGGATCGCAAGAGCCGCATCATAGCGTTTTCTCCTATCTTCGAGGCCAATGTCGCCCCCATTGATGATTTTGGTGACACGGGCAACATCACCCGTGTCGGCCACGTCGTTCAACTTGCGACTGTCCCAAAACCAAAGCGCAGAGACAAGCGCACCTTCCTTTGTCGTCAGATACTCAGCAGCCTCTTCGGCTGTTTTGCCAATGGCCTTGCCGAAGGTAGTATAGTTGGAGCGGCCTGTCACTTGCTTCAGCCCACGACCACGGAAGCGCCAGCCATCACCCTCTTGGACGTTGCCAAGAGCACCACCCTTCGAACGAAACTCGTCCATATAGACGTAGTTCGCGATCTTCTCTGGCTTGCGAGCATACTCGTTCGCATTGCGCTTGTTGGCACCGAAGTACTTCGGGAACACGCGCTCCAGCGATTCCTTGCTGTAGTTGAGATTCTCCTCCAGCAATTTGAAGTCCGCGCTTTCATGCGCGCATTGGCTGATGAAAGAGGCGATCCTCTGCGGCGTGGTGATCCCGTACTTCGGGAGCATGTCATTGAGCGTCTTGCACCACTCTGCGACCTCCTTGTTGGTCGGGATCATCTTGGCAAGTTGTGCCTCACTCAGGAGTGTCATCAGGCTTCCCCTTGTCAGCGCCACGACGTGTGGCGAGCATGATGCCAGACAACGTGCCAGTCAAGAATGTCGCGATGGGCTGGATCAGTTCGAAGAACTTCTGGTCGTTCGGCGCGCTGCCGTTCATCGGCTGCGTCACGAAGATCAAAGAATAGAGCACGGCGAAGATCGTGCCGGTCAGCGTCAGCGCAAGGCAGATGCCGACGAAGAAACGCAGCTTCGCTTCGAGCGTGTCGGCATATTCGTCAGTTCTCATTCTGACCTCCCTTCTCGATCAGGTAGTCGGTGCAAGTGCCGGATGCCTCACACGCCGGGGGGTGGCATTGAGGATCGCCCCACATAGCCGGATCTTGGCACGGGTAGCGGTAGAAGCCATCACCGGCCTGCGTGAACAGGTAGGCAAACGTCAGAGAGCCGATCAGCAGAATGAGAAACGGCCCGTAGGTCACGAGGCCCCAGATTGCCCGAATTGCTTTCGACATTAGAGACCACCCCTCTGCTGAAAGTAGAGCCATACGATCAGGCCGAGCGTCGCGCTGATGGATGATACTATTAAAAAGATCAAAGCACCACTGATCAGCATCTCTTTCATCTCAGCACGACGGTGCTCGTGGGCTTGCCGCCGCTTGCGGATGTCACCTTCCATCTTGAGAAACTCTTCCCATCCACTCTGCCCATAGCTAAACTGGATGTACGTCCTCAACTCGTTGCGCTGCGCCTCGATCTTCTTCTTGGCAGCGAAGACCTCCATAGCCTCGGCTTGGGCGCTGCCGCTGAAGGCTTTATACCAAGGCGGGTCTTCGGCCTTCTTCTCGAAGTACTCAAGGTCAGAGATGGCACTGGCCCATTGGGACAGTTGTCCACCCATGTCTTGGAGTTCTCTACCGAACTCTATGCCCTTTTTTATTGCGTTGTACGCACTCGACGCAAGGGCGATGGCACTGACAGGATCAAGCA